AGGGTCAACCCCTCGACGAGCTCGGGGTTGTGTTGTGTTTGTGACACTTTACCCACGACTTTGTCGTGGGCTATTACTATCCGACCCCAGCGGGGTCAAATATCATCACCCCGGGCATAGCCCGGGGTTTTGTTTTCCATAAAAAAAACAACCACAGAGTGGTTGAATAAATTATGATGCTTAATATTGCATCTCTATATCATTAAAGGATTATTTCTTGGTGTATTTCTCCGCCAACGCTCTGAGTTTTTTCTTATTTAGCGTGCGTTTAAGGGGAGAGATGCGTTCGACAAAGAAGATACCGTTCAGGTGATCAATTTCATGTTGAAAAACGCGCGCGGGCAAATCGGTCAGAGTTTCTTCGCGCACTTCCCCACGATCGGTAAGATATTTTACTTTGATCGTCAGAGGTCGGGTAACATATTCCCGTATACCCGGGACAGAAAGGCAACCTTCCTCATAATCCCACAGTTCTTCGGAAAATTCAAGTATTTCAGGATTGATGAATACCGAATCACCGCGACCATCTTCAAAAGCATTCATCCCAATAGTGAAGAAACGCATTTTCAATCCAACTTGGTTAGCGGAAAGTCCGATACCGTCATCATCGTACATGGTTTCTATCATATCAACCACATAAGGTAAAGCTTCTTCATATGAATTTAATTCAGGAACTTTTCCTCTTAAAATAGGATCACCGTATATACGGATAGACAGGTCAGGCTTGTTAGCTCTTTTTTTTGTTAACATTTGTTTCCTCTTTCCTGGTTTTATAATTTGGACCTATAAAAAGGGGGAATTTCTTCCCCCCCAGTTATTCTAGTTTCTAGTTACATGCCTCTCTTTATTCTTAACTAAACTTTTTTCAACCTTAGGTCGTGAAGGTGCTTGTTCCGAGGCTTTAGATGTATCCCAGTCAATCCTTACTATTTTTCCATTTGCCCTTGCATCTGAATAAAATATTCCAATGAATGCATTATGGTTAAATTTTTTAGCAATTAAGATACTTTTATTAAATCTGTCTATGTCTCTTTGTTTAAAGACATTATAGCCACGGGCAGCATTTTGTTGACAGGCTTCATATTTCAAAGCATATCGCTTCTCACTAAAGGTAGCATCGTCTATTCCACTATTGATAGCAAATCCAAGGGCTATTAGTAAAATTATGGCAAATACGATTCCAATTACACCTTGAGTTTCATAATCGGGGTGCGGTCCCCTAACAAAAACCATATTCCAAAAAATAACACATAAGAGGCCTATTGTGAAGGTAATAATTATTAACATAATACTCCCTATTGTTCCATATCCGGAACATGTATTTCAAAGTTTCTACGTTGTTTAATCAAACCATAATCAATACACTCTAATTCAGCTAACCCGCGTTTCAAATACACTCCAACAAAAAAGTTATTTTTTTGTTGTTGTGCTCTAAAAATTCGCTTATTAATTTCCTGAATCTTGAACCGATCCATGTCGGCCTCATCTTCACCGACTGGAATAACAGAGGCACTTTGAGCACGCTTCAACAGCTCATTGTATTCCCCCGTTACTTGAATTTGTTGATCAAAGGTGTTGTTTGCCAAAGCAACTGCACACAAGATCACCAATATGGCTAAGCAAATGCCTCCCCACGCAGAGCAAACCAAATCAACACCATTATACTTAACAAATTCTTTCCGTTTAATAGCAATTAACATGAGCGAAACCAGTCCGAAAAACAATAAAATCCAAAACATAATAACTCCTTAACTTTTTTTAATTTTTTTATTTAAATTTCAAGTCTTAGGGCAAAGTCTCCCCAGACTATGCACCTGAGTTGTTCAAGCGCATCATTTAATTTTTTATATTCTTCTGCACTATTCACTACAATAGTTTTTTTATTTCCCACGATTTTGCCTTTCTGTTTATAAGTTTGAGGTAATGAAGTCTCGGGTGCCAATATGTAAGGCACTGGGTGTTTTGTCACTAATTGATAATTATCAGAAACAGGTATATCCATCCATAGTAATTTCCCGTCTTTATACTCTTTAGTTGCCTGGGTTATAAACCAAGGAATAACTTTAATACTTTCTTGGTCTTCCGGTGTTTCCGGAACCAGGTGGAGAATAATGTTTGTTATTTTACCCTCAGTATACACGCGATCATAGGTTACTTTCATAAAACCTCCATAAAAAGGGGGGATTATAAAATCCCCCATATATTCAATTCACAACTCCCGGATGTTCCTTAGCATAATCCAAGATCATCTGATCCATCTGCGCGGAAGCTTCTTTCACCGCAGTATCTTTCTTTTCCAACCCGGCAAGGGCCTTCTCTCCCAAAACCCAAATAGCCACTCCGGCGGCAGCATAGAGTATAACTTTTATAATTACATTCATGATGTTTCCTTTCTTTATTTCTTTGGTTTAAAGTATCTATGTCTATTATTCTTATTCCACAAAACAACACATAAAACAGGGTAAAAAAAATAGCCCAGGGGTTACCCGGGCTAATCTCATTATCTGTGTACTTACGGACCGGCGTTTCACGTCCGGTGTAGCATACACAGATAACTCTTTTTTTGGCTTTACCTAAGCAAATCTTTATTCTGTATCCGAATTAAAAGTTATATATCGCAGTGTATCTTGGTGTATGACCTCATTCCGGACAAAATGTAGTTTAAGTTTTTCAGCACGCTTAGGCACCTTCTGCTCAAACGTCCAGTTTTTGTCACCGTATTCACGATATTCACGAAGCAGCTGATCATCTGCATCATAAACCGCATAGTCTAATGTCACATAATCACAAGGAGGCTCTATATTCACACTTCCGGTAACTTTGCCGTTGTTCAGATCTATCCATGCAAGAACACCATTTCCGCGGGCAGCATACTGCTCTCCACCAAAACAAGCCCTAGCTAGTAAGATCAGCAGTATTATTGCTAATAGTTTTTTCATAATTAATCCTTTCTTATTTCCTATCTTATGCTTATTGCATGTCTTCTGGAATGCAGTGCACAAACTGGAACTTTGGTGGTCTAACCTTGTTTCTCTTGCACCACTTGTAGTAAATCTTGTCGGAATAAATTCCCAGTTTAGCCATGTGTCTTTTTTTAGCATCCTTCTTGTTTAGCCAACGTCCAGGACTTTCGTATTCTTTTTTCCATTTAAGCATAATAAGCCCTTTAATAATTGTTTTTTATGTATTCCACACACCGGTCCACCTGGTCTTTATTATTCACATAAAACGGATCTTCTCTCCCACCACGCATACTATCTGCTATATCTGGATATACCTCATACAGTGCATTGAACAAACATTGTCCCGTTCTCCAATGTGGATACTCAGAACACATCTCACCGTACCGCTTAAGGACCGGAGCTAAATCATCCTGCTTCATATTATCAAACCTCCAATTCAACGTTGAGATACAGCACATCAGTTAGAAGTTCTATGTCCGGCTCACTCTTAGTCAACCCCGCATACCTGCTGATATATTCATTTAATTTCTTAAGTTTGGGAACATAGAATACTTCTGGGGGTATAATGGTCAAGAGTGCCCCATATAGGAATATCCATCCAAGCAACAGTTCATTTGCTAACACATATTGTTTTTTATAATCTGTGCTCAAATCACCGTTTTGCAAAGCCACTATACCAATCTTTATTTTCTTATTCAGGTCAACGCAGTCGCTGTGTATTTCTGCCAAGTCATCCCCAGCGATCATTCGTTTCTTTACATCTATACATCCCCGGAGACCTATGGTCAACGTTCCTGCAGTGTAGTCTGTATCTTTGTTTGTTTTCTTTTTGTCTTTTTTCATTTGTACCTCTAAGTTTAATTAATTGAAAGGGGCTGCGTGAGCAACCCCGTTCAACTTTAAGAAAGGAAAGTAGTTGTCACTTCTATTATTCTTATTCCATAAAACACACAAAAAGATAGGTAAAAAAATCCGACGTGATATCGGATTTTCTTAATTTACTTATAGATCAAAATAGCTTGTCTAAGCATTTCTAATTGCTGACCCGGCTCTACCTCACCGTGTACTCGGAATGTCACGCCGTATTCACTCTCCAGCCATTCAACCAAAACATTCAACCCTTCCAATCCAATTTTGAAACCATCGTTCCAATCTTCAGTAGCAAAGGATAGAAATTCCAGGAATTTTTCCCGGTCCTTAATAAAACCTCTTTTCAAGCCGTCTTGTACTTTCTCCAGCTTCTCAGTGTGGTACTTATGGTTGTACATGGCCAACTCATCGTGTGCAGTATCATAAAACAAACACGGGCTTGCAAGTGGGGCTATTTTATTTGAGTAATCTTTTTCTTTGCCCTTTACCTCATTTACTGCCCCCCTACTTACCCACCATAATCTCAGCTTATCCAAGATGGTTATGTTTTCCGGAACTAAGGTAAACAGGTCGGGATCCATAGATAACCAAGAATCTGCAAAACTAACAAAACTTCCCGTAACGTCAATGGCAACAACATATTTTAATGTATCAGAACCTTTACTTCCATTTGTTGCATCTTTTGCAAAAAAGATATGACTATTTCCATCATTGTCCAAGAAGTGTTTTGCACGATCCCCGGTACACAGCTGCATCAGCGGATATTCGGGAACTAACCCAAACCCAGTTACTTTTAACGGTGAAGTGTTGTGCCCATGTTGGATATAATCTCCAAGATCTATATCGTCCATACTAAATATTCTATTCATAGTTCTCCCCTTATTTATTGTTCAACTCGTCCACATACCGTCTAGCAACTTCACCTGCATCCACTTTATAATGCCTGCTAACAAACAGCCTGTGGAATTTCTCTGTAGTCGTTATGATGTGTGAAGATTCCATAGCAAGGTAAGCATCGGTTGCCCACTCCAACTTATTGTTTTCTTCTAAAAATCTTCGGGCAACTCCCTCATCCATTTCCGCATCAGAGGTCGTTTCAAAAACCCCCTCTTTGTTCTTTTCGATCAAAAAATAAAAATGATTCATGTACTGATCTCCCTTCGTCTAAAATTAGACGAGCTGCTTGATACTACCATTATCATAATCCACTCTTTCTCGTAATAGGATTTGATTTCTGCTAGACCCTCTGAACTGCAACCGATGGACCACCCATCATTGCGAATAAGAATAAAATCTATTTTTTGTATGTTGTTGCTATTAATAACAACACCCTCTTTCTTTTCGTGGTCAAAATATCTGGCCAGTTTAGCTTCTTTCATCCTACTACCTCCTGGTATTTTTCTTAAAAATCTTGTGCCTTGCTCAAGAACGTCTTAAGTTCTGGAGCCAGACCTGTGTCATCGTAATCTGTATATAACAGCCTTACAGTAGACAGAATTCCCTCTTTAACATTTATGTCCGTAGCTTTCACGTACTCTGTTTTATACATAGTTAATTGTTGTGTCATTTCTGGCACGGATAGTTGAGTATTTTCAAAAACCTGACATTCTACAGCAACGATATCTTGGTTGGATATTGTTCCCTGTGTTAGATTTAAGCCACTGAATGCAAAGACAAATAAAAAACAAATTGCTATTGAAAGCATGATTTCCCAGAATAACCCTGTTTTCGTTTCCATAAAAAAATTCCTTTTAATAAAAGGGGGAAGTTAATCCCCCCATTAATTATACTATTCTGATTTTGTTTGAAAGATGCAGATCTACATATTCACGGTCTGCATAATCAGCTGCCAATTGGAATGCTGAATCTCTAGGACCAATAAATCTCAATGTTGAGAGTGGAATCCAAAACTTAATAAACCATATTTTGATTTGACCAAAAATGGTTAATTTTGCTTTGTGCTTCTCTGAACGTAACCGTAGTTGTTTTTTCATAACATACATCACTTTCGTAGCTTCTGCTCGAGCAGAAGTTATTGAAGCGCGAGCTTCAATGTTTGAATGTTTCGGCGCATTACAAATGCAACCACTATAACTCACGAAAAATTCACCGGTGTGTTTAACTTCCGGTTCAAACATACCACCCCGATTCATGTCGAGGGTGCTTACCATGGGTCGATTCTTCATTTTCTTTCCTTTCTAAAATGGTTATATATTATCATCTAGTATTCTTATTCCACAAAAACCTTGACAAAATTCAAAAATTATAGTATATTATGTTATCATATTGGGGAACAAAAAAAATGAAGTATTTTGAAAAAGTATCTAGTTTTATAGATGCCGGCAGGTACAAAAAAATAATCACCGGGATAGCTTCATCAACTAAAGCAGTATCTGGACTTTCTGACGATCTGGCACGAGTAACTAAAAACTTCTCAACTACAACCGGAAAAACCAGACAACAGTTTCTAAAGAATCGTATTTTAGCTAAACAAGCATTGAAGGTAGAAAAAAGTAAATTATCTACTCTTCATAATGATTTCAAACACTTATCCAGAAAATACAACATCTTAGAGGCTACTCCCGGCGATCAGGTATATCAACAAGATTTAAAATATATAAGAAGGACAATAAAATAATGAAATATTTTACAAAACAAGCAAGCAAAATAACATCCATCGCCAGAAAGGCTGGTAAGCTTGCACTTAAAGCTGACGTTAAAGCAACCAACGCGGCAGCCCGCGCAGACGATCTATTCTCCCTGATCGGCCAAGGAATATCAAAATCGCGTAAGGGTGTTAAATATAACACGACCACAGAATACCTGTTGGCTAAACGCAAAGCAGCGCGATTAAAATCTGTAGCTTCCAAACAGAAAGAACACGCACAAAACTTTTTCGGAGTATAAAATAATGAAATACTTCACAAAACTAGCCAAATCCAAAATTACCGCAACACCAACATTTGCATCGGTAGTCCCAAACAAAACAACCAACAAGTTTGACGTCAGTGTTATGATGAGTGTGCCGGCACATCAAGTGGGTGGAACTGGCAGACCGAGGTATTATGGTTACAAACAAGAAAACATAACTTTGGCACAGGGGGTAGCAAAGCTCCCGAGTTTCCAGAGAAAAGCGACTAACAAGGCCACAGAAGCACGCGGAGATTCAATACGTTATGATGTGGCACAGAGGATCCAAAATACTTCTTCGTTTAGAAACATACACACGTTCGGGTTACCAGCTCCGGCTAAACGTAATAAAGGGGGATAGGATAAAATATTTTACAAAACAAGCAGAACAATCTAAAAAAACCTATAAAGAAGAATTAAAGGAAAACAGTCCCATAGCTACCGGCGGATCAATAGGCATGGTAGCCGGGGGCCTTGCAGGTCTTACCCCACTCAGTGTAAAACGTGTTGCCAAGGCAACAGGCAAAGTAAGTAAAATGGACAGGTACTTGGGGAATTTATCAATCGAAAAATCCATTACTGGGTTTAATCCCGCAGTGACAGATGCTATTCGGAAATCCAAAAACAAAAAATTTATAGCTCTTGCAGCAGCCGGGTCTGTCATAGGCTCAACTATCGGCGCCATAGCGGTTAATAAAAGAAAACAAGAAAAAATACGAGAGGAATTTAAATGAAATATTTTACAAAACTAGCAGAAAAACCAAAAGACAATGATTCAGCCGCAATCGGAGCTGTTGTTGGTGGGTCTGCGGGAATGATAGCAGCGGCTAAACCTATGGTGGATAAGACATACGCTAACGTTATTGACAAAATTAAACCTGATCAAAAAATCTTGGGAAAACTGTTGGCCAAAACAAAAGGAACTAACCCAATAAAGGCAAAGGCTCTCAGAAGATACAAAGGTAAAAAAGGAGCTGCGCTGATAGCAGGTGGTATCGCGATTGGGGCGGGTATTGGACTAGTTTCACAAAAAAAGAAAAAGAGAGAGGAGTTTAAATGAAATATTTTACAAAAACAGCTATGGGAGATAATCCATACAACATGGGTGATGAAAAAATGAATGCTTTAATTTCAGGAGAAGCAAAAAAACTTAAAAAGCTTGATTTAAAAAATTCTAGAGAAGTACTTAAGCATTATTCTGAAAATGATTGGAGCGTTGTTCCAAAAATGACTTTAACAGATAGACAGTTTTTAGTGAGGGCAGTTGGAAAAAGACTATGAAATATTTCACAAAACTATCCTTCAATTTAAAAGATGCTAAAAAAGTAACAAAGCTTTTTAAGTCTAAACAGATTTCAAAAAATATTTCCAGTAATAATCTTTATTTAATGGATAGGATAACAGGGGGTCGGCCACTAAAGACAAACAGGTACGCTGATTTTTTATCTATGTCTAAACCCGATCTAGCTAAGAATTTTGACCGTGCTGGTTTAAAACCTGGTCAAACGTTTTTAAATCGCCCAACCAAAATACCAGAAGATCTGGCTGTTTCTTATGCTACAGCGAGTTCAACTAAACTACCAAAATTGACTAAAAGAAAAGATAGAAAAGTTTTAAATTCTATTATCCAGGGGCATGAAATGGACGAAATTACCGCTATTCCCAAAAAAGTATTTTGGGATAGACGTGGAATGAATCATTTATCTCCGGAAGTTGTTTTAAAAGAGCATAACAAAACTACAACACTTTCAAATAAACATATAAAGGTTAAAGAGTATATGAACACTTTAAGAAAACCAACATACGTTATTGGGGAACAAGATCTTATCCGTGAGGTTTATCCGGGGTATGAACATGGCAAATCTCAACGTATTAGTAGGCACCTTAGAAAAAAAATAACTGCAAGGTTAGAAGCTAAACACTTAGCAAAAACATAACAAAAAAATAAATAAAAATGAAATATTTTACAAAACTAGCTAAACGCAAAAAACCTATACAGGAAGCATATGCAGAATCCAAGAAAGGTCTCGTATATGTAGCTCCTACCGGATCCGGAAAGACCCGCGTGGCACTGCGTGCTACAAAAGGTACTCCTACCACGGTTATAGGTACCGCGTCTTTACAGCAAAATTTTGATAAGGAAGAATTAAAAGCATTTAAAACCACTTCCAAAAACCGTACAAACTTCACATATGCGAAAGTATCTCGCGGGGCCGATCTACCGGGGGGTAAACACCTTGTACTCGATGAATCACAGTACATCCGCAACCCATCTTCAAAAACTCTCACTACTCTAAAGAGAGAACGTCCGGAGTATGACAAAGCACTTCTTTTGAGTGCAACCCCGATGTACAACGAACCGGCTGATATTGCTTCACAGGTAAATCTAGTGGCCGGAGCAAAAAAAGTACCTACAGGACGAGACTTCTATAAAACGTTCTATAAAGAAAAGAAAGTATCTCCAGGACTTATAGGATCCCTTATAGGGGTCAAACCCGGAGCAAGCAGAACTTTGAAAAGTAAGAAACTTCCCAAGAAGTACATGAAGGATTATGTGTATGTGGAAGACGCTGCCAAGTTTAAAGACTTGATGCCTAAGCGAGACCATGAACAAATAAAAATTCCCATGGCTAAAGAACAAGTCCATATCTACAAATACCTTAGTAGAAAAGCGCCTTTGAGCGTAAGGTACAAAGTTAAACGTGATCTTCCTCCGAGCAAAACTGAGGCAAGATCAATGAATGCATTCTTAAGTGGGATGCGTCAAGCAAGCAATACCACAGCTCCTTTTGTTAAAGACAAAACTACTGCGGTATCACCAAAGATGGATCGCATGGTTTCTGATCTACAAACAGAGTTGAAAGCAGGCGGTAAAGTCCTTACCTACAGCAACTTTATCGGATCCGGAGTAACCCCGTACACCAAACGCCTGGACAAGGCCAAGATCCCATACGCCAAACTTACCGGGGAAATGAGCAAAGCAGAACGAGAGTTACAAGTAAAGAAATACAACACGAAGAACAAAACTAATGTTTTTGTTTATAGTGGGGCAGGCGCGGAAGGCCTTAACCTCCCCAAGACTACCATGGTTCAATTAATGGAACCACATTGGAACAAGGCCAAGACGACTCAGGCGGAGTCCCGGGGAATACGTCGTGGAGACGACCCAAGCAGAACTGTGGATATCAAAGAGTACATCTCGGTATTTCCACACAATAAAAGAAAGAAAACTAGCGACCAGTACTTAGCCGGTATGAGCGACCGCAAGAGAACAGAAATCGCCCATATGCTGAAGGCACTTAAATAGGAGTAATATGAAATATTTTACAAAAACTGCAGATTTTTATGATACCTTTTATTGGAACAAGCCACTAAAGTCTATGAGAAGTCAAGGTTTACAAGAGAAGGATAGGGATAAATATCGTAAGACCATGATATCTGAAATAGACGCAGCTATATTGGAAGAAAGTAACAATACGGCTCAAAAGTTAAAAATTTGGAAAGAAGATAGAGTTTTAGAAAATGCAGGTAAGTTGGAAACAAGTGATAGATTTAGGTCTAGATTAAAATCAGGATTAAGGGATGATATAGAACATGCTGGGGCTCTTAGCCTTGTTGCTGCACCAACAGCTGCAATTTTAGCACAAATACCAAAAAAGTTAAATAAGAGTTTAGCAAAAAAACCTATTGGGCGCTTAGCAGCCCTAGCTACTGCTGGAACAATCTTAGCTACTATACCAATTTCATCAACTGTCAGAGCACTTAGAGGTAAAAAGAAAGTAGTGGCTGGAACTAAACCAGACTTGCAAAATAATTACACATATCGGTCATTAGAGCACCTTAGCGGTCAATTAAAAAATAGAGACCCAGAAGCTTTAGAAGATTGGATAACTCCGGACATCGATTAGGTAAAAATATGAGTAATATGAAATACTTTACAAAGATAGCAAAAAAATATAGCCACAGACAAGTTAAAAAAGAAAAAGAAAAGGCGATAGGCGAGCTGACTAGTCGTACTTTGTCCCCCCAAGACCTATCTTATCGTTTAAATAGTAGTGATCGGGATATAAAAAAATTAGTGGACAGTCATCCAAATAATAAAGCGGCCAAAGATTATTATATTGGAATTAAAACTCCTAAGACAATGAATAGTTATAATATAGCAGATGAGGGCGGTGATGGGCACACTTATATAATCAAAGATGATAAGAATCAACATTATTATACTGATAATGATACGGTGCAGACAATAAAAAAAACTAAACATAAAACATTTAAGAGCATGTTTCCAAAAGAGGATACTTAATATGAAATACTTTACAAAGATAGCAAAAATAATTACCGATACACAAATAACTTCTAAGAGGCAGAAAGGTTTAGGGTTTGAAGCAGCCGTAGGTTCCCCCGATGCGGTTGTTATACATAAACGACCTGGGAGGTCATTGGACCCAAAGAAATATGATACTCTCGTGGATGAGCATATTTTAAGAATTGACTCAAGCGAGGTGGATAGTTTCAAAAAATTAAGGGGCCAACCTAAAGTAGATTTTTTAGCAAATAAGCTTAAAGAGCGCGGTGGCTATGATTCAAGAATTCAATACCGGGCAAGCAAACCATTATTGTTTGGTAGGAAAAAGTTTAAAAAAGCTGCAGATAACCCTATCAAAAAATTGACAGTAATGGCAAAAGGCCCAGGGTATACAGATCTACAAGCAACTCAAACAGCTGTTGGTGGTTTTTCTAGAACAGGTAATAGACCTTTAAAAACTTACAATAGGTACAGGGACAACAAACATTTTAATGTTGATGGTGTGGGTAAATAAAAAATGAAATATTTTACAAAGATAGCATCTGCAGAAAGCAGAAAAAGAAAAAAACTCAGCAAAGAATACGAAAAAGCCTTAGGCTCTGGGTACTCTGGTAGGAACATTAGACCTTACTTAAGGGATTCAGGTATCAAAGCATATTCCGCGGATGCTGCAGCAGACGTCAAGAAAATGTATGATTCTACAGAACAGTACCAGGCACTCCAAAAACCACTTATGCAAACTGCACCTGGAAGCAAAGAGGAAAAAGCATATTTGGCAAAAAATCAAACTACCTTGGACAAAGTCAGGGATGATAATTTAAAATCGCGTATAAACGCATCTAAGAAATATGGTGGTCCAGAATCTTCGCGAAAGACCTTTGAATTTTCATTAAAAACTAAAATGCCCACTCAGATGGTACCATCTTATATGGCAGCTAACAAGTATGTGTATAGTCGTGCATCCTATAATGGGGTAAGCAATGGGTGGTCTCCTCGAAAAGAGGGATATGATCCTGAACACTATACAAAGGTTATATACGAAACAGACGCCGCCAAAAAATACAAAATGATTGTAAATAAATACCCTGATAGTAAAGCGTGGCTAGATTCAGAAGGAGGGGTTAACTATATTAGACGGCATCGAGCGGGACAATAAACATTTTAACATTGATGGCGGAGGGCCTAAGAGATGAAGTACTTTGAAAAGATAGCAAAATGGCGGGGAAGAAAAAAGTCACTTCCTGAAAGTAAACAAATCGAATTACCCCCATTACCTGAAGAGGCTAAACGCTTTATTCTAAAGCAAAATAAAGATGCAGAGGTTGTTCGCAATAGGCTTATTTCTGGCAAGATGTCTGAGTCTGAACTGGCTCTACTAAACAAGGGTATACACAAGGCTTGGAAACAGTATAAGGCAGCAGATGATTTGATATATAAATATAAAATAGATGATAAGTTTTGGGCAGATTTACCTGTGGATTAAACCAAAAAATAAGTTAAAAAATTAAAAGAAAAATAAGGAGCAACTACGAATAGTCGCTCCTATTTTTTTTGATCAGGGTGAGATTACCCCTTCACGGTAGTAGACTTCGGGAAGATTATAACATATTATTTTTCTTTCCACGACCCACCAACCTCTTTCGAGACCGGTACCTACTAGAACCAACTGCTTACGGCAGTCACTCTTATCGTCAGGTCTTCTCGCTCCTCAGAATACTGTATAACCTTACGGTCACTGAACGACTAGCTTAGCCGACCAACATTCTTCCGAAACAAACTGTCACAGTTTGCGCTGCTCCAGCTCCAGGTTCGTGCAAGCACGCCCGGAATTAGGTTCCTTTCTGACACAGACGTCACAGGTCTGATTGCTTATGTATTGATAAGTTGCAGCTAGAATTGAACTAGCGACCAACGGTTTTGAGACCATCGCTCTACCAACTGAGCTATGCAAATAATATATATCTATATTATCCAAGTTTGCGATTTAGAGACGCGCCTGTGAATGCAGGTTGCTGACTTTTGATCAGTAAATGCTACTCGCCTCTGTACCCTCTCCTTGCGGGAGTTTGGGCCATTTAGATCGATCCCAGCCAGGTTTCCCTAAGCTAAGTCCTCACTGAATTAGTGTTTAGCACTGGATTGCGAATCCTTGCACAGAACACTCTACACTTTTCCTTTTGCCGTATTAGGCGCTGCAATTACCACTGTGACATGATAATGCTCTTTCCCTCTCCACTACAGTTTGCCATGGTGAGTAGGATCGAACGTACTTGTGTATTTTATGGATGCCCCTCTCGGGTGCGGCTACGCAAGCCGCGTTTACACTCCGTTACCGGAATGATATCTTACCGAGCCCATACGCCCGTGGGCTAAAAAATACCCGAAGGCTTTTCTTAGTAATATTCTTATACCAGAAAAAATCAAAAAGTGTCACGACCCACATCACACCTTATATTAAAAAGTTCTTGACAAATTTGCAATCACCGTGTATATTATGGTATTAAGGAAAAGGTGTAAATTATGCATGTGAAAAAAGAAGGTGATGAGATACAACTGGCGTTCGAAGCGGAACTGGTTGGTATCAAGAACATTAAAAGCACACATGTGTGGAGACTAGAACTGGATATCTATGAAATGGATTCTGGTGTTGTTAAAGAATTATTTGACCTAATAAACATGCCACTAACTATTGGGGCAGTCGGTCATAAAATACAGGAGATGTAAAAATGAAATATTTTACCAAAGAAGCAAAAAGAAAATTTGTAATGCCAACAAAGGAAGAGTATGTAGATACTATGATGAATTATGAATCTGCAAAAGCAAAAGATAAAGGACTTGTCGCAAGAAATATAGCAGGCAGTATGGCGGGCGGTGGTCTTGTTGGAGCAACTTACCTTCCAAAAGCACTTATGGAAGGTGCAAACACGGTGAAGTCGATTGCTAAACCTGTAGCTATAGGAGCAGGCGTCGGAGCAGGTCTCGGGATATTGGCAGGTTTGGCAGAAAAAAGTACTGCAAATTATAGTGTAAAAAATCCAGAAGATTATGCAAAACAACTTGGGGAAGAATACGATTCAACAGAACCATATAGAAACGCCGGAAAAGGGTTTATGCGTCCAGATCGCTCATACGGCAACATGATTTTTAATGAGTATCGTGAGGCAAAAAGAAAAAAAAATAGAGCAGATAGACGCGGATAAAACACAGCTTATAAAATAAAGGAGATGTAAAAATGAAATATTTTACCAAAGAAGCAAAAAGAAGAAAAGATATAGAAACCCCAACAAGACAACAGTATGCTGATTTTGCAAGAAAGTAAGTTGGTATGGTTGCCGGCGGTAAGCTTACAGCTCGCCCAACAATGGGTACCGGTGGACTTTTAGGACCTATTGAGGCTAAGAAGTTAGTAGCTGAAAAAGGAAATGTATTAGATGCTAGAATCAACACTGGATATAATGAAATGACTCGGGAATTAGATACCAAGGCGGGAAGACACGGCGTTAGTACAGCTCTCAGAACTAATACTATTAATGCTTTTCAAGGAATGGTTGATAATATGAATGAAAGGAAAGAAGGCATGATTTATAGACAAGGGCGATCAAATCAACGAACTGTGCGTAGACATTTAGGCGCAAAAAGATATAATGCTTACTTAGAAGAAAATTCTTAAAAAATGAAATACTTCACTAAACTTGCGGGCACAGAACAGATCTCCTTTGAGGAACGCGGAAAAGATATTTTCCGTATAAAGACATCTACTCAACCATTTGATGGGGCCAGTCAGCCAGATCCTGAAGCAAAGTTTTACACACAGAGAACGAAGATTAGGGATTTCACTACACAGCAAGAAATTCGCAAACAGTTGAATTATTTAGAAATGACTAAGAAAAAGAGGATTATTGAATGAAATATTTTACAAAACTATCAAATGCCTACTCAAATACAATCAGCAATTCGCGACCCATAACAACCCAATTCAAAAACCAAGGCAATGGGAAAGTTCAAGCAACTTCTCTTATGAGTGTGCCTGCGAGGCAGCTCAAGGGTGGGGGCAAGGGTACCAGATATTACGAGGGTGTCTCTGACAAAACCAGTGATATAGGTTTTGCTAGAGTGGATAGCCAGTCAGCAGCTAGGTATAAAATGACAAGCAATCCTGCAGATTCTATGACCACAGCAATGGCAACAAAGAAATACAAATTAAGGAAATAATTAAATGAAGTATTTTACAAAAACAGCTAGTAATGTTCGTGGCTATATAATCAAAAAGACTCTTACAGGAGCCGGCGTGGGTGCTGTCGTAGGGGGTACAACTTCTGCAATAAAGAGTCGGGGCGAAAAAGGTCAGGGTAAAAAAATTCTAAAAGGAGCGTTAGTTGGTGCAGGAGCTGGAGCAGGAGTAGGCGCAGCCTACGGAACTGGTCGGGCAGTACACTCTACTAAAATGATAAAGAGTCATAACAAACTAATTAAAGATCAGGCTGCTTCTGTTAATGTTCGAATTAATGACGTGTTTAATCAGGCTATAGGTCGAGAAACCGGACTGGCTGAGGCCGCCATAAACAAATACTACCCAAATAGAAGATTTAAAGCTAATGAAATAAAAACTAAACTCCAAAATGGATTGCTTCCACAACAAGAAGCCAGAGCTGGAGTAACGAATAATATTGCAAGCCGCATAGATAGTTTAAAACTTCGTGAGGGTGTGCATGCTAGATCAGACTTAAAAAAATTAAAAAAAACAACGGCAGATGACCTAGACTTTGTTAGTCGTATGCTACCGGGTTATGAAGTTGCTGCTAGAAAAGACGCTAAAGATATTGTTAGCACTTCACTTAAAAATGCATACAAAAAAAGTAAATAATGAAAACAAGTACATTAAAAAAAATAATAACCAGATCTATGGCATCGGAGCTAAAGCTCCTGACTAAAAACATAACTAACGGCCGTGAATTATTAAAACGCTTTAATATTCATAATCCGCGTATGTCTCCCTTAAGAAAAAAACAATACAACACCATCCAAACCCAAATCTCCGATTCCATAGGCAAGATCAGATCTATAGGAAATACCTTGAACAAATGAAATATTTCAAAAAAATATCAAATTTCGTAACAACTCCAAATACACCGAACGTAGTTGCCCCCACCTCGGGGGCAACACTACGACCTCGAACCACTCCTAGGCCCAAACCACCTGGGACAAAAACTCTGAATTTTCAGAATCCAAAAACAAACACAAAAAACATACCTAAGCAGACATCTGTTAAAACTCAAAATATTAGTTGATTATTTCCCCAAAATGTATTATATTAAGGCATGGTAAAGCTTTTTGTATCAACATTCGATCGTCTTGAGTATTTAAAGGAATCTCTGCATTCCCTATTGAACTCGTTCAGCGCCATTTATCCAGAGATAGTGATCACGGACGACGGCTCCATAAATGCAGAAACAAAGGAGTTCTTAGAAGAAACCAAATTAAGATATCCGGGCAAGATGCGAATAATCTGGAACGAAAGAAATAAAGGCATACCTTTCGGTAAGCTAGACACAATCCAAACAGAAATATTAGAATGGCCGTACGACCACGAGTATTTTATCATCTCAGATTCAGATATGATATACAAGAAAGGTTGGTTGGAAAATCTTGTCTACTTGTACGAAAGTACTAAAGCACCGATCATTACCGGATTCAATACAAACACCACAAAGTATAAAACAACCACAACAACCTCCACCTACGAGGTTAAGCACTCCGTACCCGGGTGCAATCTTCTTATTAATACTGCCTTTTATAAAAAATACCCATTCAATGAAAAACAAGAATGGGATATTAAAATGTGCGAACATGCACACAAAGAACATGAATTGGGGGTTATAGCTTCAAGGCCAAGTGTGGTTGAAAGCTCATCTAAATGATTACAGCAATTATGACGGCCTATAAGCGGCCATATACGCTCGAAGAACAGTACACTGCTATAAAAAATCAAACAGTTCCACCCAAAGAGATTTTTCTTTGGAATAACTGTCCTGAAGAAGGAAGTCAAATTTCTTTCAATAAGCCGGATGTAAAGGCTATTTCTTGTAATTTTAATGCAAAGTTTCATGGTAGATTTGCATTAGCAAATATTGCAAAAACAAAGTATGTTGCTATATTTGATGATGATACTATTCCTGGACCAAGGTGGTTTGAGAATTGTTTAAAGACTGATAAGGAGTCCCCAGGGATTTTTGGTACAATTGGGGTAATTTGTTTAGAAGACAGTTATACCCCCTATCATAAAATTGGGTGGCACAACGGCAACGTACTAACTACAGAAGTAGATTTGGTGGGACATGCTTGGTTTTTTAAAAAAGAGTATTTAAAATATATGTGGATAGAAGAACCATATTCTTGGGAAAATGGAGAAGATATTCATTTTTCATATATGGCACTTAAACATGGCAATGTAAAAACCTATGTACCACCACACCCACCAACAGACAAAACTCTTTGGGGAAGCATACCAAAAACAGGGCACGAGTACGGAAATGATGATAGTGCTAGTTGGAAGAAAAACGATCATACACCAATAAGAAATGAAATAGTGAGGGCCTATATAAAAGATGGGTGGAAAACAGTCAGAAAAAGAAGTTAATAAAGATTTTAAAAAAGATTTTTATAAAATTTTAGCTAAAGTAAAAAAATCAGAAAATTTTGCGTTTACAAGATTCTCTGACGGAGAAATGGATGTTCTTTGGAATATCCCTTTGCAGTTACAACCAAATTTAGTTAGAGTCGGAAATAGCAGGGCAAGAAAAAACTATGACCCGGTTGATCACAAAGACTTCACTCCGGAGAATCCAAGACATCAACAATTCAGAAAAGAATTATATGAAGCATTCAGGTTCAGAAAAAAGAATTATTTTAAAGGCATAAGTTGCCAATGTTGCGTTGGCAAGGACAACTTTGAACGAATGTTAAAAGAGCACGGTCCTGGGGACGATGAACACCTGACTTGGGCTAATTTGTTAGTTAACTCCAATTACCCACTTTTTATAGAAGAGATGGTTCCACTATTCAAAGACAAGAAGTGTGTTATGGTTTGTCACAAACAGGCTAACCTGAACAAACTACCGTTTGACCTGATCAAGGATTTTAGAGTAGGGTACAATGCATTTATTAACGACATACCCGTTATAGATGAAATAGCTGAGTGGGTAAAAAAAGAGAATATAGAAAATCATGTTTTCTTGTTTTCCGCCAGCTCTTTCAGCGCCCTGGCCATACACAAGCTATATGATAAATATCCGAACAACACTTATATTAATATAGGAACTACACTTAATAAGTTTATGGATATGCCGGTAGATCGCGGCTATCTTAAATATTACTGGAGTAACACTGTTGGCGGTACATTAACCAAGACATGCATATGGAAATGACACTAGTAAAAAACGAACCCAAATATTGGGAATATATTAGATGGGTAAGAAATCACCCGTCAACCCAATCCGGGTGGGTAACCCAATCTCCAGATATTACTGGAGAACAGCAAAAGAAATACATGGCAAAGCACAATGACGAGTATTACATTTGTTTAGCAGATAATCTGCACACGTGCGGGTACGTGGGAGCAGTAGACGGAGATATACGTGTTGCAACAGATCCTACGTGCAGGGGCAAGGGAATAGGGAGTTTTATGTTAAATGAGCTCATGAAGCTGGAACCCACAGCTTTTGCCAAGATAAAGATAGATAACAAAGCAAGTATAAAGTTGTTTGAGAAGTGTGGTTTTAAAAGAAAATTTTATATTTATACCAAAGAAGAAAATGATACATAATCCATTTAAAATAGTACAGATGTTTGAGGAAGAGATGGCAGCTTATACCGGTTCCAAGCATGCGGTGGCAGTCGATAGTTGTACAAGCGCCATATTCCTAATCTGTAAATACTTACAGGTAGATGAGGTAAGCATACCAAAAAAGACCTACCTATCCGTGCCACAGTCAATTATGCATGCTGGAGGAAAAGTAGTTTTCCGGGATGAAGAATGGGAAGGTATTTATCAGCTAAAACCCTTTTCTGTGTATGATGCTGCCAAAAGACTCACATCTGGGATGTACATTCCCAACTCATATATGGCGTTGTCGTTCCACATAAAGAAGTTGCTTCCGATAGGGAAGGGCGGCATGATCCTTACCGATGATAAGGACGCATGTGAATGGTTTAAGCGCGCGCGTTACGAAGGACGTGGGGCAGTTAACTATGAAGAAGATCAAATAGAATTTGCTGGGTGGAACATGTACATGACGCCGGAAGAGGCAGCACGTGGTTTAACTCTGATGTTGAATTACCCGGAGCATAACAAGGACCTCGACGAGAATTTTGGTCGCGGGTACAAAGATTTAACAGAGTTTCCACTGTTCAAGGAGAAAAAATTATGAATAAAACAACACAAGACAATTCCTCGTATTATAGGCGCCAACATTCTAACAAAGCACAACAAGTTTATGATTTTGCAATACAATGGCCAAAGCTAAAAAAAGTTTACGATGTAGGATGTAATAATGGAGATTTATCATATAGATTACAGAAAGAGTTAGGTAGAGATGTTTATGGTATAGATAGCTCAGTAAACCTTACACCACCAGCGGATTATAATTTCAAGGTTTTAGATATAGTGGAAGATAACGGCGTATATTATAATGACTTAACTTTATTTTTAAGTCTATATCATCACCTTTTAGGGGCGTATGGGTTGGAGGTAGCGGATGATGTATTTTTTAAACTTCTTCTTAGATCAAAAGTACTTACATTTGATACAGGAAATGTATCAGAGAGATCAAGAATAAACCATTCTTGGAATGTAGAGCAAGCGAAACATTTTAAAACAGAGAAACAACTATTAGATCATTTTGGCATAAAATATGATATATTAGGAACTTGGAATGTTGCTGGTGGTTCTAGAAAATTAGTTGCTTTTTATAGTGATACATTTGATACTAATGTTAAAGTGATAGATCAATATAGGCGTTATGCTGGGAGAAGACATCAAAGTAAGGGATTGATTCCATTAAAAGATGTAAAATTCTCTGAGAAAATCGGACCTGGGTATGTCGACAGTAATCAGGTATACCACGGAGCTATCTTTAGTAAATTACAAATAGCAGGGAAAACCTTCTTTGCTAAGAAGCACTGTGGTATAAAAGAAGAGTATGAGACTATGGAAAAGGGAAACATCATAGAAGTCTATAATACTTTAGACTCTAACTTGTTAATAAAATTTTATGGGTTTTCTGAAAAGTATGGATTTATATATGAATGGCTTGATGATTTTGAATATATCGGAAAGGCTGACCTGGTCGTTAACGAAGAAAAAACACTTAAAGATGTTGACCTTGTAAAAGTAAACGAACTAACCAAGTACTTTGACTTTCTAGCATAAACAATAACCAAAAAAATCAATGAATACTAAAATAAAAAAAGATGAATTATACTTAATAACGGGAGGCTCCGGATTTTTAGGAAAACCTCTAATTAAACATATTTTAGACAGTGGCGCAAAAGTAAGGATTTTTGCAAGAGACGAAGGCAAATTAATAGAGGCAAAAACTATGTTCCCCTCTATAGAGATACATCCCGGAGATCTATCCGATCATACAGCAGTTAAGCAAGCTATGGCCGGAGTAAGGGGAGTATTTCATTTGGCAGCAGCTAAACATATTGGTTTAGCGGAAATATTTGTTAGGGAAACTATTTATTCTAACACTATAGAGTCAATGAATGTTTTTGAATGTTCCCTAGATACTGACCTTGATTTCGTAGTGTCTATTTCTACAGACAAGGCTGCGCAAGTTTCAGGAGTATATGGTGCCACCAAAATGTTAATGGAACGGTTAGCTAAGCAATATGAGCAGTTAAACCCTAAGTGTGCATACAGAATAGTAAGATATGGTAATGTACTTTATTCTACTGGTTCTGTTCTTTGCAAATGGAAAGACTTAATAAGTGCCGGCAAAGAAGTAATTGTTACAGATAAAACTGCAACCAGGTTCTTCTGGACTGTGGAAGAAGCAATTGATACTATAAAAGAGTGTATGGAGGTTTCTGTTGACGCTACTCCGTATTGTCCATCAATGAAGTCTATTAAAATAGAAGATTTGCTAAACGGCATGATTAAAAAATATTCTAATGGGCAGCACATATCTATAAAAGAAATTGGACTCCAACCTGGAGAGAATCTTCACGAAAAAATTATTGAAGATGGGCCATTTTCTAATGAAGTTGAAAATTATACAGAAGGAGAGATATTAAAAAGAATATGAACTTCTCAATTTTAATAGGCACCTGCGATTCTTATTTAGAATATATGCCAAACTCTATGACTTTGCTTGACAAATACTTACCAGCTGTTACAAAGGTAGTGGTTGGTGAAACTGAAAAGATCGATAGAGATGGGTACAGGTGGGTATTGCCTGGAAAAGCTGTTTGGGGCAAACGTATGATTGAAGCACTTAAAACCATAGATACAGAGTTTGTATTTTTTATGTTAGAGGATTATTATTTCTCTCAAAAGTTATCTAAACATTTCTTTCTATGGTTACTTAATTTTATGAAAGATCATAAAGCAAATAAGGTTTGTATAACGCCTGTACCAGATTGGGCCGGATATAAGTATGTGGAGACTGTAGACACAATAAAACGAGTTGCCAGTGACAGTAATTGGTTAACATCGGTACAACCCAGTATTTGGAGAACAAGTCATTTATTAAAATTAATGGAAGAGGGGTACAGTCCTTGGGATTTTGAAACAAAGGGGTCGGAAAAGGCCAGACATGTCGAACACGATCATTATGTATTAAAAGTAGACGCTCCTATATATTTTAATTATATCAGGAAAGGCAAGATAAAAACTGTTGGTTGGAAAAATTTTTTAAAGCAAGAGGGTTTAAAGTGAAAATAGCGGTTTGTCTACATGGTTATTTTGGAACTGTTAGCACCGGCGATACTACGTCGGGGTTAAGGGCTGAGAAAAAAATAAAAACTTTTTTTAAAGAAAAAGACGTAGACTATTATATCCATTGTTGGGAACCCGGAGTCGAAAGTATCCTGAAGTCTTTATATGAGCCAAAAAAAATTGTTTGTGAGCCACAAAAAGATTTTTATCCAGTAATGAAAAAAAACGAGTTATCTCAAGAATGGTTTGATATTGGGTTTGATAGACCCAAGACAATGTATAAAAATGCTCAAATTTTTAGAAGTCTTTCTTTCTTATATAGTAGAAAAAAATCTTTGGATTTAATAGAAGGTGACTATGACCTGGTAGTAACTATGAGACTGGATATAGGAAATGTTGGGCCGGAGACTGTGAATTTCCCACATAGATATGGCTTTGATTCTGACAAAACCTACGTATACTCTGTTTTTTGGAATCAACTAAACGCCGGTTTTGGGGATATGTGGTTTATATGTAATTTACAAAATGCAAAGATCCTCTCCACAGCCTATGATAAAGCTCTTATATATTATAAAAAGGATAGTGAGTACGTGAAGGCAATGACCACCGGTTGGCCAGATAGTGAAAAATTTAATTTCAATGTACGGGATTCAAAACAAAATACTAATATAGTAATTAGTAAAAAGAAAGTAACTCCGATGAGTTACCCAAGATGGTACTGTGTGAATAATCACAGTCTGTACAAATATTTTTTTATTGACACGGGTCTTTATAACATAACAAAATTCATATGATTAATATAGTAATACCTTTAGCAGGATTTGGAGAAAGATTTAAAGCAGCCGGATATACTTATCCGAAGCCCCTTATTAAAATATTTGGAAAAACAATGATTGAGTGGGTCATAGGTTCCATATCCCCTGCGAAAGACGATGTTTTGTGGTTAGTTTATAGAAATGACCTGGAAGAGTTTAATTTTATAGAGTTTGTTAAACAAAAATTTCCTAACATTAATATTAAAACAATAGTGCTGTCTAACCCCACTTTGGGCGCAGCCGATACATTATCCAGGGTAACTAGTATGATAGACGATAATAGCCCGGTAATATCCTTAGATTGTGATACCTTCTATGACGATGATGTTATTGAAATGTATAAAGCTGGTAAAAATAAAAATTGTATTTTTTATTTTAATGACGAAATGTCCAAACCTATTTATTCTTATATAGCCTTAGACACAAATGGCAATGTTACCAATATCAAGGAGAAACAAAAGATCTCAAACAACGCTAACACCGGGATCTACTGCTTTGGGTCTGCCAAGATCTATAATGAATATTATGAGAAATTAAAAGAAAAAGAACAGGGAGAATTATATATATCAAAAGTATACTCAGAAATGATTGGGAAGGTAGAAATTGGTTCTATAAAGGTAAACAATTTTTATTGTGTAGGAACTCCCGCACAGTTACAGATGTTTTCCATCTTTAATACTTCTGTACTAAACCAAAACTCTTTAAGGATATGTTTTGATTTAGATAACACCTTGGTAACATATCCAAAAACACCGGGAGACTATACCACCGTTTTCCCAATTGAGAAGAATATTAGATTCTTAAAATTTCTAAAGTCTAGGGGATGCACAATTATTATATATACCGCCAGAAGAATGAAAACTTTTGGAGGTAACACCGGAAAAATAATATCAGACGTTGCAAAAATTACTTTAGACACCCTATCAAAGTATGATATACCACACGATGAGCTTTATTTTGGAAAACCATATGCCAATTTTTATATAGATGACCTGGCCATAAATCCTTTTACACAGAGTATGGAGAAGGAATTGGGAGTTTATAGTTCTAATATAGAACCAAGACGTTTTAATAATATAGTGTATAAAGACAACTATGTTATTAAAAATTCTACAAACGAACAAATGTTAAAAGGCGAGGTTTATTGGTATAAACATGTTCCTGCTAATATTAGACATTTTTTCCCAAAATATATTCACTCTGACAAGACTAGTTTGATTATAGAGAAGCTAGATAATATCTCTTTCTCTTATTTATATGCGAATGGGTGCTTAACGTTAGACAACTTAAAGACATTGTTAGAGGGTATGTCGGTAATACATGTATCTGATAAAAATACCAATTTACAAGACAGCGAAAACTTATATTTTAATCATACTAAGAAACTAAGTGAAAAATATTCTGAGGAGGAATATAAAAGCTTTAATTTACGGGACCGTGAAAGTTTATACTCTAACTATACTAAGAAACTAAATAAAAGATATTCTGAAGAAGACTACCAAAACTTTAATGGATCAAAGGAATTATTTTTAGAACTTCAAAAAGATTTATTAGCCTATGAAAAGAAAAATTTTGCCAAAATAGGGGTTGTACACGGAGATCCCGTATTCAGTAACATACTATTAACTGTAGAAGGTAAATTAAAATTTATAGACATGCGTGGTTTATTAGGGGACACTCTGAGTATTTATGGTGATATATTTTATGATTATGCTAAAATATATCAATCAATTGTTGGTTACGATTTTATCTTAAATGATAAAAAAATAAACCAAACATATTTAGAGCCATTCAAAAAATATTTTGAAGAGTACATTATTAAGAGGTTTAATCAAGAAACTTTGAACAATATTAAACTTATAACAAAATCGTTATTATTTACTCTTTTACCACTACACAGAGATACTCCGGAACGTTGTAGTATTTTTTATAACTTATTGGGAGATTTAAAATGAAATTATTAATAGCATATGGTACTCGACCGGAGTACATTAAAATAAAACCGTTATTACCAGAGCTTGACAAGGCAAACATCAATTATACAGTTCTGTATACAGGTCAACATGCTGATATAGCTCCTACAGATATTGCAAATACCAGATTTATTAAAATTATCGATGATCCTGAAAAATGTAGATTAGATTCTATAGTTACTAGTATATTAAGTTCTCCATTTATCTACAAAGGAATTACCCATGTCATGGTGCAAGGGGACACCACCTCCGCTTTTGCTGTAGCTTTGGGAGCTTTTCACAGAGGCATACCAGTTATACATCTGGAGGCTGGCCTACGTACATATATGAAAACTCCATATCCAGAAGAATTTAATCGTACTGCCGTGTCTAAAATGGCGTCTATACATTTAGCGCCAACTAAACTTAATAAAAATAATTTATTAAAAGAAGGCATACCAGAGGAAGAAATATTTATCACGGGGAACACGGTACTCGACAATTTAGTGGGCATAGCCACTGAGTACGGAAATACAATTATTGTTACAATGCACAGGAGAGAAAATTTTTCTGAGCTAAAAGAGTATTTTGAAACCATAAACAGTCTGGCTACTACCCACACTTCACTTGATTTCCTAATCCCAGTACATCCCAACCCAAGGGTACAAGAATTAAAATATATCTTCACCGCATCTAACATAAAAGTTGTGAAACCCATACCATACCACGAATTTGTGGTAGATCTTGCTAGATGTAAGTTTATCATATCAGACAGTGGGGGTTTACAGGAAGAAGCATCGTTCCTCGGAAAGAGAATTATTGTTTGTAGGGAAAGTACGGAGAGGCCGGAGGCATTGGAGAAACACGGGTTTTTGTGTAAACGTCCGCAAGACCTCCCATTACATTTTACTGGTCTTATGAATAATTATAGAGTTGAAGCGGAATCTCCTTTCGGAGATGGACAATCCTCTAAAAGAATAGCAGAAATAATAAGGAAATTAGATGTATAAATATAACATAGCAATAGGGATCCCAACGTTGAATAGGGCTGATCTTTTACAAGAGTCATTGTTGGACTTGTCCGCCAATTTGTCTGATATAGATAATATTTATATTGTAGATAATGGCAACCAGACTATAACTGTTCCAGAAAACTTAAAAAGCAAGACAGAGATATATAATCCAGGAAAGAATATAGGAGTGGCAACTTCTTGGAATTGGATGGCCGATAAAGCTTTTAAAGGGGGAGCAGACTATATTTTACTTTTAAATGATGATGTAGTTTTTGGAAAAACTAAAAAAGATTTAGAGGCATCAATCATAAGGTCGAACCACGCGTACACTATCACATCTGGATCATGGGCCTCAGTCTTATTATCTAAGGAGGCTCTACAGGTTTTTTCAAAGTTTGATGAAAACTTTTATCCAGCTTATTTTGAGGACAATGATTTTATTAGAAGACTTACTAGATGTAATATTGGTAAAGAAAGCTTATTTAGGGGTGGAAAATTACACCCGAAGGTTTTTAGGGTGTCAATGACTATTAAAAAAGACAAAAAAGTTAATAATAAGTTTAGTGATAACAAAGCTTATTATGTTAAGAAGTGGGGAGGTGTTCCTACAAAGGAAGAGTTTTTATTTCCGTTTAATGAGAGGCACGCACCAAGACTAACCATTGCTACCAGAACTTCCGGAAGGCCCAATTTTTTTAAACTAGCGTATGAGAGTATACATGCTCAAGGTATTCCTAGAACAGATCATTTAGTTATATGTGATGATGATGAGACTGAGAAGTATGTAGATACCTATAGTAGGATTATAAAACTCAGATTAAATAGGGATATGTATAAGAATATGGATCCACCGGGTGGGGCCTTTTATAACTTATATTTAAATCATTCCTTGAAGTTTTTGACCCCGGGCGACTACGTAGCATTTATGGACGACGATGATTTTTATATCGATAACACCAGTTTAAAAGAAATATGGGACAATCGGGGAGACCATGATTTAATTATTTGGCGTACACGCGCGGCTGGGGGAACGGTTCCAAATGAAACTATTTTTAATAATAAACAAATAATAAGGGGGCAAATAGCAATGCCTGGCTTTATGATTAGGTATGATGCTATAAAAAAAATTAATTTTTCAAGTCTCGGGTGTGGAGATTTTCATTTCATGGAAAAAATAGCGAAACAATCAAAAAATCCTTTGTGGGTTAATAAAGTTATAGGATCAACGTCTCCGGTACGGAGACAAGGTAAGGGAGAAAGGAAAGATGCCGTTTCATATGAAGAAGCTCGGGAAGCCTCAGGAATTAAATATTTATGAAAAAAATAAAATTTTTTAATAAAAATAATATATATTCTATTGGCAGATACGGTGGTTGGAAATATTGTTCAATGGAAGATAACATACTGGAAGCATATAATTTGGTATTTGGAGGAATAATATGAAAGGAATAATTTTAGCAGGTGGTGCAGGAACAAGATTGCATCCAACAACAAAAGCAGTAAATAAACATCTATTGCCAATATATAACAAACCAATGATCTATTACCCGCTTTGTACCTTGATGGAAGCAGGAATAAAAGATATCCTGATTATAACGGCAGAGGAGGATGTAGCATCATATATGAAACTCTTGGGACATGGTTGGGATTTTGGAATAAATATTTCTTACCTGATACAGCCAAGACCAGAGGGCATAGCCCAAGCGCTCATAATAGCACATGAGTTTATAGATGATGAATCCGTATGTCTTATCCTGGGTGACAACGTGTTTCATGGAGAGAGCCTGTCCGAGTTAACTAAGGTAGCCATAGAAGACGCTGACAAGGGTATAGCTACAATATTTGGTTATGAGGTCAGTGATCCAGAGCGCTACGGAGTTGCGGAGCTCAATGAAAAAAATGAAGTTTTGTCCATTGAGGAAAAACCCAAGAAACCAAAATCTAACTATGCGGTAGTTGGTTTATATTTTTATCCCGGAGATGTCTATAGCATTGCAAGTGCAGTGAGCCCGTCTGCCAGAGGCGAACTAGAAATTACCGATGTTAATAATGTGTATATAGAGAAATCTAAACTTAAATTACAAAAACTGGGTCGCGGGTTTGCTTGGCTTGACACAGGCACGCACGAAGCACTTCTTGAAGCGGCAATGTATGTACAGACAATCGAGAAAAGACAAGGGCTGTCAATTGCAGATCCATATAAAATAGGAAAGGAGATGGGGTGGCTGTGAAGTTACATATAAACAAATTTATAGTTGAAGGTCCGTTATTAATTACTCCTAAAACTTTCAAGGATCATAGGGGTTACTTCACGGTAACTTATGAAAAGGACTTGTATAAACAACTAGGTGTGGAGTTTGTACAGGACAATGAATCGTTCTCATACACAAATACAATCCGTGGACTTCACTATCAAAAAGATCCACATGCTCAAGGCAAGCTGGTCCGGGTAGCCTATGGGAAGATAATGGACTATGCTGTAGATATACGAGAAGGTTCTCCTACATTTGGAACTTATGTTGCAGCCGAGCTTTCTTCCGAAAACCAAAAACAGTTGTGGATTCCCCCGGGGTTCGCTCACGGGTTCCTGGCTTTGGAAGATTCTGTTGTTAATTATAAGGCAACTGGGCCGTATGTTCCAGAGGCTGACGCAGGTATTAGATATGATGACCCTGACATAGGAATAGACTGGGGAATAGAATATCTCATACTGTCAGACAAAGACAGGGGATTGCCGGATTTAAAAGAAATAAACTTAACCAAAAAAGACGATGCTTAAATTTACAAAACACGATCATAATAGAAGAATGACTTTGTCATTTACGAAGACAACCAAAGAAGATGTTTGGCCAGCACAACTCAAATTTGAATTTACTGAATATTATTTAAATTGGGGCGGAACTTTCTTTTGGAAATCCGGATATGTTCCGGAAACTAATACAATAAAAGATGTTCAAGTACATAAGGTAGTCACCGGAGACCATATGACTGTACAGAAAGCCTTTGTTAAAAAGTTAACTGAGGTGTTAGAGCTTGTAGATACAGGTCAAGCACATATATTAGAAGACAATGTCCCGGAAACACACTATGTTATGATAAGCGGGTTGGAGAAAGGGGTAGATCCTAATTGGTCAGAATTTCCAGAAGAAGAACAACATACTAAAATAGCTTTCCCAGACTGGAATCACTCAGGGAAATAGCCACCAGACGCCCACACAGGCCCCTCACGGGCCTATCTAGGCAGATGTCTGTGAGAGGACGCTGATATCAGTTAGGGGCTTATAACTTAAATTGTTACATTTTCTATCTAAAAATAATTCTTGCATTTCTATCCGAAATGGGCTATATTATAGTATGAAGCGAGATCATGACATACTGCACAGATTTGCAGAACATTTAAATGAAGCTAGCACTGGAAGTACCTTAGTTAGAAATGACATGTACGGTATTTCTCATGAGCTAGCTTATTCCCAAGATCTCTTAACGTTAACCCAAATAAAGGATATGCACGATCGTTGGTGCGAGCAGTATGATCCAATAGGACATACTACCCCCATATATGGGCCATCATCAAAGGAATTAAAACATATAAATCGCTGGGATGAGGTTATTATAAAAACACCGAATAATACAAATCTTACAAAACGAGATATTTATAGGTACTATTCTAACCCGGAAGTCAAAAAACAATTATTTGAGCAACTCAAAGACAAACCAATATTAGTTAGGCAAGCTATGGACACAACCGATAGCTGGTTAAAAAGGAATCAGATCATACGTAAAAATGTAAATAATGAAAACGACCCGGAAGATTTACAATATTATATTTCAAGACGTAACGTAGAATTTCATCCAACAACTCCAGATATTACAGATAAGATTGTAATTGATCTAGATCCCGGTAAAGGGTTGGAGTTAGACGATGTTAAAAAAGTAACGGCCTATCTGGTTAAATTTTTAGAAAACCAGCCGTTTATTAAAGATGTGGAAATTCAGTTTTCCGGAAACCGCGGATTTTATATTTGGGGTCATTTATCCGGAAGCTTAAAAGTTGACGATGCTAGAGACAAGTTAAAAAAACTCTTGTCCAATACCAAAGAAATGGGAGGAATTAAGGTTACCCTGCGTAATAGCCCGGGGGCAAAAACAGTTAAACTCGATCTTAGTCCTATGAAAAGACTTGGGTCTGTAAAGGCGGAAGGAAGCCTAGATTACCGTACGGGGTATGTATCTACCATGGTGTTACCTTCCAGACTAAAAGAATTCAATCCTGAGAAGGATGCTACAATAGATAAAGATAATCTAAAACCAGTTTACAGTTTAAGAGACGGTATTTTGGTTTAACGGAGGAGATAACATGAAAGTAGATATATATGGAATATCAAATAACCAAGACTGCCAAGACGCAGTTCGGTTCTTAAAAGCGGCACAAGTCGAAGTAAATTTTTTAGATCTTACAGAAGAAAAAAATAAAGAGGAATTAATAAAGAGAACCAAAACAGCTAACTACACACTTTCCCAAGCTACTGCCGAAGGTGTAGCAACGCCAGTGGTAATCAGTGACAAAACCGAAGAGATCATAATAGGTTATACCCCGGACGAAAATACTTATGAAAACATTCTGAAACAGGCTAGTGAAGACAAGATTGAAAGATTCTTAAACACTCATTCGGAGTATTCAAGAAAATAAGATAAAAAAAATAAGATAAAAAAATCCCCTAGTTAGGGGATTTTTGTATTATCTGTAAAACTTTTTAGTTTGAAACCACAATTGGTTCGTCGCTAAGGGCCCTTACGGATTCTTTTTCAGCTTTATTTGCCTTACGCTCTTCGGAGAACGTGGCAAAGTCCATAGCAATTTTCTTAAACCAGCTGAGATGCTCACCGGCCTTGGTTTCCTGGGCAGAAATAATAATGCCCATGTTAGTGGCACCAACAAGTTTTGCCAGAACGGTAAAATCTCCTTTAACAGAAATACACCGAGCTTCTTTTTCATCACCTTTAAGAGCCTGTTTCAGGATCTTTTCGTGCCAGTGCTCTGATTTCATCTTCGGGTGACGAAGTGCAATTTCTTTAAAATCATAAGTCACGGCGACTTTACGATTTTTCATAGCAAGTTTCTGAAGAAAGTTCTTTTCTGGAATCGCAGCTGTAAGCACGATCTTTGCCGAGTTTTCTTTGTTCTTAGACATTTTTTTGTCCTTTCTAAGTTTAGTTAACGTTAACGTCTACTATTCTTATTCCATAAAAAGCTTGACAAAACTCACAAATATGGGTATATTATAGTAAACAACCACGGAGGGTATGTGTACATATGGATTTAATTAAATTAAACGCGTTTACCGAAGAGCTACAAAAATTGAATGGTTATAGGTCTAGAAGGGTTAGACATTTGAAGAGAAAAAAAGAAAGAATGTCTGAAAGGATTGAAAGAAAAGTTAAGAGAGAAACTAAACAATACATTAAGACAGTTGGTCCCACACATAAAGAAAAAAAACAGTTACGTAATGCTCAAAATACCACATCATAAATACCTACTAACTCTAATTATTGGTAAGATGACCAATCAACAAATCTTTATTGATCTAAAAGCCAATTCTTTGCCTGCACCCCCTATAGGTGACTTAGAGGAAATCCGTGAACAGATATTTTTAGGTCAAGATAATTACCTCTCCGGAGATACTCAACCCGAATTATCGTGGTTAAAGGAGCTTGGCATAGAAGCTATGTACGGGTATAAGTTTAAGAAAGAAGTGGTTGAAAGCCTTGTTGGTATTGCAGGTGCTTTGAAAGTGATAAATGATCCAAGCCTCTATTCAATTATTACTGCCCTTGGGATGTCCGGCGTGCCTCCAGAAGATATTGAACTAATTATAAACAGCAAGTACGATATCGAATATTCTAGCAGAGACCTTGATATTTTTTTACATTACTTCTTTGATCTTAAGGGGTGGTCTCGTTTTGAAAAAGAGAGTTATACTGCCAATATAAAAGACCCAACACTTAAGTATTATTACAAGTTAGCCATAGACGGAGATCTTAACTTCTTACTATGGAAGCTTGGAATAGCACCAAACAAATCGTTCGAAGCTATGCTGAGGGATATGGTAGTCGATTCCTATTATCAGTTCAAGGAACAACAAAGCAGAGATCCCGATCTTTCCCAGAAATGGGGTAGTTTAGTTTTAAAAACACATGAACGCCTAGACAAAGTAGCAAAAGAATTAAACAGTGAGGCTAGCGCGAAGGAAGATCTTCAAGATATATTTACCCAATTTATAACTAAAGGTCCCGGTGCTAAAAAATCCAAACCAAAGCCATCTGGCCCCTTCGTTGATATGGAGCAAGATTTGTCTTTAGAAAAACAAGTCAATGCAACTGGCAAAGAGATTCCACTTATCAAAAAATTACACGAACTCAATTAAAACCAAAAAAACATAATGTCAATCGTAGTAACGCCAAAAGACCAATACGAGCCTATTGAAAGGCTGCTTAGACGGTTTAAAAACAAAATGAAGTCTGAGAATGTACTCGAAGATATAAAGAAACATGAAAGGTTTGAAAAACCTTCAGCAGCCAAAAGACGGAAGTCAATCGAAGCAAAAAGAAAATGAAAATAACTAGATCCATGTTAGTGGAAAGCATGTTTTATTTAAATAACAGGCCATTTTCATTAGATGACTACAAACACATGCGTCCTATATATGATAGTGAGCATACTAGTATAGTTCTACAAACGAGTAGACAAGTCTCGAAATGTGGTTTAAGTTCAAAAAAAATAACTACTTATGATGGTACAGTAAAAACACTCGGAACATTGGTCCCGGGAGACAAAATACTATCTTTTAATGAAGAAACTCAAAAAGTGGTATTAAATAAAGTAAAAGCAGTAGAAGACAACGGATTACAAACTGTATTTTTTATAAAAACAAGAACTGGGAGAGAAGCCCCAGTTACAGGTGAACACCCTTTTTGGACGTTAGCCCCTTGTTGGACAATGGCCAAGAATCTAAAAATCGGAGATTTTGTAGGTTTATCAAAAGATAATAGTGTCCCGGAAAACAACAATAGACTAGTAGTTCCCAAGAAGGCCTTGCAACCCTATTTAAATAAATTAAAAAGTCATAATGGTTGTGGAAGAAATTCTAACATTAATTTATTTAAAGAAGGTTTGGCTTGGTCCTTATCGTACAACATTACTTATACTAAATTAAGTAGATTAAATAAATTAATAAAAGACGAATATTTACAAACAATTTTAGATGCAGATATTATTTATGATAGAATAGTCTCTATAGAAAAAAAAGAATCACAAGCAACAACTTCTGTTGAAATGGAATCTCCAAACAATACTTTTTTAATAGATGGTCTAGTAACACACAACAGTACAACACTTGCTAACATGATGTTAGCCAACGGGGTGCTACATCCGGGGTTTAGAACGCTGTATGTATCACCAACTGTAGATCAGACCAAGATATTTTCAGCCGACAGGGTAGCCACAGTAATGGACCAGTCTCCATACATTAAACAACATTTGACGTCTAACGCAATGCCACAGAATGTATTTACTAAAAATCTCACTAACGGATCTAAGATGTATTTAAGGTATGCTTTACTCAGTGCTGATAGGTTGAGGGGTATTTCTGCGGACGCCAATTATTTTGATGAGTGTTATACAGAAGGTACCGAAGTATTGACCGATCAGGGGTGGGAAGACTTTCGAGGTATAACAGAGAACGATCTTAAGAAGTACCAATTTGCAACTATAGACAAAGAGGGTGCTTTAGTATATCAACACGCTTCCAGGTTAATAAATAAGAAGTATGTCGGAGATATAGTAAGGTTCACGCACAGAAGTTTCAAACTTGGGGTTACTCCTGGGCACAATATGCGCGTATCACAAGAACTTAAAACTGGTTATTACAAAAATCCTAAAGTAAAAGGTTGGAATCTTATTCCCGCAGAACAAGTCTTAAACAAGAATTTTAAGATGTATTCTGCAGGAACATACGCCGGTGTTGTGACCGACAAGTTCAAATTACCGGGTTATTTTGCAAATACCAATTGCCTTGGAAATACATACCAAAACGGGAAAGTGTATGTAGAGCCAGTTGAATTTGATATAGAACCCTTTATGAAATTTATGGGGTGGTATTTATCCGAAGGTTGGACATCTAACTCATCCAACGCCATTATAGTTGGTCAAAAACCAGGTTCAAATTTAGACGAGATACAAGATTGTTATGACAAACTATTTCCGGGAAAATGTTCCAGAACTCTTAATAAACAAAGTGGTGTTATTAATGTCATTACCCATAATCGAAATTTACATGATTATTTGAGAAACCTTGGTAAATCCCACGACAAATACATACCAAGGGAATTTTTAGAAAACATAGATTATTTACCCGATTTACTGGACTCTCTGTACAAGGGAGATGCTATGAGGCATACTGGGGAAATGTGGGGCGACTTAAACACTGCATCTAAAAAACTAGCGGATACCACACAAATAGCCTGGATGCACTTAAATACAAAAGCCACGATCAGGCAAATCACTGAAAAAAACGGAACTGTAATGTATCGTATAAGGCCACAGGCCCTGAATTATCAAATTTTTTGGAATGCCCAAAAAAGAATTAAAAAAGAAGCTTATAGCGGTAAGGTTTTTTGCGTAACTGTACCAAACTCTACATTAATAGTCCGAGACAGCGTAGAAAAAACTGCAGTCGTTTGTGGAAATTGTCAGGATTTACTACCGGACATCATCCCTGTTATCCAGGAAACCATGTCCAGATCCATGTTTAAGTTGAATATGTATTCAGGGACTCCAAAAACATCTACAACCACCTTAGCCAAATTATGGAGACGCTCTACTAAAAATGAATGGATGTCAAAGTGTACTCATTGCAATAGATGGAACTACTTAGACGATAAAAATATTGGACCCGTGGGGGTCATTTGCCGTTTCTGCGGTAAACCTCTAGACACTTCTCAAGGCTGTTGGGTAACTACTGGTGATGGTGCAGCAATACATCAAGGATTTAGAATTAGTATTTTAATGTTTGCAAACGCACCTTGGGTAGATTGGAAACGTGATATTATTGATTATAGGGAATCACACTCTGAAGCAGTATTTTTTAATGAAAAACTTGGATTAGAATATGACTCCGGGGCAAAACCTATAACGATAGATGAAATTCGAGCATGTTGTACTGGTGGACCAATGTTAAGTAATCCTACACCGGTAATAGCATCGAAGCCGACATATCTTGGTGTGGATTATGGGCCTACTAACTCTAAAAAGTCAAACACGATGGTGGTAGTTTTGCAGAATGAAGGTGCTAAAATAAAAGTTGTTTATGCTAAAAAATATATTGGCCCGGAAGCCGACTATTCTTTTATCCACGAAGATATTCCAAAGCAGTTTAAAAAATGGGGATCTGTATTAATAGGGGCTGATCACGGAATGGGCGAAGCACCTAATGCTGAGATACGTAAACGTTTGGGTTTTGCAAAGATTATAGCTTTTCAACATGTACCAAACCAAAAAGAAAGATGTAATTGGAATAATAAGATTCCAGCATTTACCTTAAATAGAACAGAAGTGATGGGAGAATACTTCCAAAGAATAAAACATAAACAAATTATTTTTCCTAGATGGGAAGACTTTGAGCCATTTGCGATGGAGATTATGAATACGAATACTGAATATGATGAGGAACGAGGAAAGGTCAGATATACTAACTTCGACCCAGATGACTTTTTGCAAGCTTTGATCTATGGATGCGAGGTTGCGGTGGGTCATAAAAACGTAGCTTCTAATATTTATTAAAATAGTTCTTGACAAAATTCCAATTATGCACTATATTATGTTAAAGTTGGGGAAACTATGCTTACAGTAAAAGATTTCGAAAATATGGGCAAACAGGCAACTGCCGATTATATCAGAGACAAGACTCCGTTAAACGACAGTATTGTTAAGATTGCGGAAGAGCGTGCACTCAATCCAGCACAAGTGGCGAGGGTAGTAGAGCAGGCCAATGTTGAAACTTATGTTACGTTAAATAAAATTGCTGAAGATAAGTATATTGAATTTAAACCAGCGGACACGATAGGTATTTCATCTAAACTTAACTTTACTATTAAAAAGTCAGCGGCACTTATGAAAGATACCGCAGATTTAGTAGATAAGAGTTATAATATTCTTTCTAATGATTTACCGGAAGATGTTGAAAGACAAAAGACTGCTGAAGCTAAAGAATTAAAAACAATTACCAAAGAAGCAGAGTTTTTGTTAGATAATAAACTTGCAGAGATAGATGTAAGATTTACTGAATTATCAGATGACTTGTATAATAAAGTAAAACAAGCGTCCCTTGAAACTGGTAGTTTTGGTTTAGTCAAAAAAGCTATGATTGGTGCATCCAGTGCCCCGATTACAGGTTTTATCGCCGATGCATACAAAGAAAGATTACAAAAAGAGGCTGGTGCTAGAATCGATTTTAATGAAGATGTGGAAGTCAAAGGTGTCTTAAATGAAGATCACCCAATTGTTCAGGATATCATAAAGATATCTGCCCTAAAAGAAGAATATGTTGAGTTAAAGGGAATTAAAAAATCCTTATATACCGATGGAGATCCTAAAGAGATAAAAAGAAACCTATGTCAAACACACAAAAATTAATTATTCTATATAAAGATGGGAAAATATCAGACACCTCCATGATCAAAGCGGCGGCATTCAAACAAGAAGTGCTTAGATTTTTTGAGAAAGCTGAAACTGATCCTGAATTTGTAAAAGAAGCTAGTGTAGGTGCAGCATTGAAAAAACAATTGCTTAACCTCAAAAATAACCCGGGATTTACCCCAGTTGTAGCCACATTGTTATCTATGGGTATCTTAGAACCACTTACTGCACCTCTTGCTACTGGAGTAGAATACTTAGTAGGCAGGGGAATAGAAAAATCTCAAAAAGTTACAGTAAACTTTCAAAGGGACGCTGCTCTACAAAGAGTATTAGACCAACAACCGGATCTTAAAAAAGAAGATCCTGCAGTCATAGAAAAATATTGGAAAACATTACTCAGATTTGCACCGGCATTGGCATATGACCCATTATCGGCAGGCGCGTTCTTAAGACAGGCAATTCAATATGAAGATGTGGGCGGACCCCCATATTCTATGATCGAGTCGTTAGTTAAGACTCAGAAAACTTTTAAGGAAGTAAACCCAAGCAAAACCGAATCTTTCTCTGACCTACTTTTGGCTAGAAAGAAATAATTTGTAATACATGTATAAACGATTAGAATTTTACCCGCAAGACAGAAATGGTGTTGACGTAGAGTTAATACATCCCGGTGTTTTGGAAAAAACTGCTGGAATGTCTGACGATTTGTCAAAATTTATTGGTGGATTAACTATTAAAGATTCGAAGATTTATATTCTTGTTAACGCTCTAGGAGCAGGTGAATACTACGGGTGTTTCTTTAAAGACCAAAAAGTTATAACAAAAGACGGCCCCAAAAATATTCAAGATATTAAAGTTAATGATTTAGTATTAACACATAAGAAACGATTCAGACCGGTTACTGAGACATTTGAAAAAGATTATGATGGAAACAAGGTAAGTTTAAATATACAAAATATGCCTGAACCTCAAGAATCCACAGAAAATCATCCGTTCTGGGTAGTATCCAAAGCACAAGTTGCAGAAGCAAAAAAAGATAGTAAAGATCGAACAGAATTTATAGAGAACTTAAGTAAGATAGAACCTTCCTTTGTTAAGGCTGGTAAGATAATCCCAGGAGATTATGTTTTAAATCCCTATGTACAAAAGATTGAAGAAGCAGAACAGTTATCAGATGACATGGCATATTTATATGGCTATTATTTATCTGAGGGATGTTTGGCCAAAAGCTACAATAAAGCAAGAAAAAGTCCTAGAGAATTTGTAAATATTATATTTGTTATGAATATCAATGGTGACATACCAATGATTGAGAAATTGGAAGAGGTCACAAAAAATAATTCTCATATCCTGGGGATGTTTGAGTCCCCTTCTTCGGAACAGGCTTGTAGGTTAGAAGTGGGTTGGAAAGAAAAAGCTCAGGAGTTAAATAAACTTTTTGGGCATCATTCTAGAGATAAGTTTATCCATCCAGTTATCTTTAATCAAACTACTGAATGGAAACTTAAATTTTTAGCGGCTTATTTAGATGGGGATGGGCATCTTACAACTAATGCTAACAATCCAAGATACGAAAATACTATTAAATTTAGTACAGTGTCCAGAACACTGGCACTTGATTTACAAAGACTTTTGGCAAGTGTTGGAGTTATTTCTGCAGTGTCTCTTGGTGCCAATAGACATAAAGATGGTTGTTTTGGAACAAAAGATCATAAAATTTATGAAGCCAGTATAGGATCTTGTTACACAAGCGAACTTTTAAAACATACTTTGAGATTAAAACCAAAAAAAGAAATTGAACGTACTGCTAGAAATGGCGGCTTTTATATACTTAGTAATGGGTATATGCTTATGAAAGTAAAAAAGGTTTTACAAGAAGAAACTGAAGAGAAAATTCACAATTTAGAGGTAGCTGACGACAACACCTATGTAACTGATTTTACTGGACATAACTCAAATTTGAATGGGGATTTCATAGCCGAACCAGTACTCCATAAATATCACAAAGATTTTGAAAGAAATGGTCGTGTATTCAAACATCACAAAAACAAAGATCCATTGCAAGCTCTAGGTAAAATTTTATTTAGTAATTACAACGATGATATGCATAGAGTAGAATTAGTTTGTGAAATAAATAAAAACAAAGATGAAGATTTTGTTCAAATGATAGAAAGTGGGGAACATCCAGCAGTTTCTATGGGGATGAGAACGCCATATGATGAATGCTTAGCCGCAGAAACTAGAATTATAACGTCTGACGGCTACAAACTTTTGAAAGATGTTGTGCCAGGTGATAAAGTTTTTACTCATACTGGAGAATCAAAACAGGTAGTTAACACAAAAAATAGAAAAGTTTCTTCTCATGTTAGTATTAAAGTTTTAGGAGATATAGTACCCATTAGGGGCTCCGAAGACCACTTAATGCAAGTGGTAGATAAATCTAATTTTCTTACAAAAACAGGAAGTGTTGTTAGAAAAAATAATTTAAAAAATGATGAACCTGTATTAGAGTGGAAATCTTTAAAAGATTGTAAAAAAGGGGATTATTTTGTTTTTAGGCAAACAAAAAAAGATTTAGATTTTCTATCTTTGCCAATGACAACTATTTTAGGCTATTTTATATCTGAAGGATCCTATGTAAAACAAAAGAGAACTGATGGAACTTATTCTTATCAAGGTATTTCTTTTTGTTTTAATATTAATGAATTAGATACCCATGTTGAAGAACTAATTTTGGCTCTTAAAGCAGAATACCCAGAAAAAGATTCAAAAGTGTATTTAAATGAAAACAGACATTCTGCATCTTTGGTGTTTAGGGACAAAGGGTTAGTAGCTAAGCTTCAAGAGTTTGCCGGGGAATACTCTAAAAATAAATTTATTAATACTAAAATATTTAGTCTAAGGGAAGAACTTTTGTTAAATCTTTTAGGAAAATTAATTAATGGTGATGGATCACAGGACCATAATTTGAAAAAAGGGGATATTAGATATAGTACTGTTTCACAAGATTTGGCTTATGGTGTACGTAGACTTGCGTTAGAACTTGGTATTCCTGCTTCTGTTAATAAACAAAAAGTCTTGTCTGGGTATTCACCGGGTACTTATTGTTATACCACGTATATACCCGCCAGCGCTTCAAAACAAATAGCTCCATTTTCTTCGAAAGTAATCGGGTATGATAAAGGGACTAGTTCACAAATATTTAATTTCAAAGGATATTCCCTTATCCCAATAAAATTTGTAGAAAAAATACAAGAATCTCTAACTGTTTATAATTTGCAAGTAGATACAGATGAGTCTTATCAAGCTAATGATTATGTTTCGCACAATTGTTCTATTTGTGGTCATAAATCAAAAAACCTTTCTCAATACTGCGATCACCTGAGATATAGCATGAACAGTGTAATGCCGGACGGTAGAAAAGTATACGCAATTAATCCAGAAGCTAAATTTTTTGATATTAGTTTTGTACGTATACCCGCGGACAGAACCGCAGGGGTAATGAAAAAAGTTGCTTCTGAAACAAGTAAGCCGGAACTAAGCGCTAAGCTTGGGGAAGATTTTTTACGACAAGCTTCATTAAAAGAAGCAGATTTATATAAAACAGTGGTAACACCTACGCAAGTATCTGAGATACAGAAGGATCCGTATGGAAGAATTTATTATTCTCAACCACTTATACCAAAAGAAGATTTAAAAGAACTGGCTAAAGAGGCCTCTCTAGGCGAAGTATGCTCAACCCTGATGGGAATGCGTATAATGCCAAGAGCTTTAGATTTCCAAAGACTTGCCCTATATTCTGCAGGACAAGAAAAATTAGCAGAGTTGCTAGACGAAACAAAGACATTGATTATCGATATCAAGGAAGATACTAAACCAATTATTCCAGACGATGTTACATTGGTTAACTTTAATTCCCGTTTAGCAGAAAAGTACGCGTATTTAATTGAAAAACGTGCTTTAACTAAACCAATAGTAACTGCTCGGATACTTGAAAAATATGCGTTTATGTCTGAAACACCTATGGAACGCTTGGGGCTTATACCTCCAGTACTACAACGAGTAGAGAGAGACGAAGAACTAAATTATATTAAAAGGGAACCATCTAAACTAAGACAACTGTTGATGGGGCATTCGGAAGAACCCAACAAACTACCATATAAAAATCCTATTGCGGCTATGTCAGTACTCAGTGGCTTGTATTTAGGACTGCAGAAATTGATTGGTGGTGCAGGTGTTGGTAATATCGATGAATTTTTATCAAGAAAAAGTAATAAATACCTAATTCCTCTATTAATAGGTGCAGGTACTGTCGCATCTCTTGCTAAACAAAAAGAAATATATAAACAAGGATCTGCAGTGAGTAAAGCCGCTAAAAGTCCCAAATTTAAAAATCTCCTAGCCAGTACACTGGTTTCGATCCCGATTACATATACGTATGCCGGGGCACAAGAATCCAAAGTACAAAAAGGTGAACCAATAGGGGAGATTCAAGATTTAATTAGAAAACACCCATTCCTGACCAGTATAGCTGCAGGATTGGGACTATCAAGATTGCAAGGACAGTTCTTAAAGGGAACACCGAAAGTAAAACTACCAAAAGGTACAAACATACCCGGTGTGAAACTTGGAGAATACAGAAGTTCCTTGGATAAAGTAATCTTTGAAATGCCCGCACACAAATTAGACGAGCTTTTCGAGGATGCAGTGAATTTATAACAGGAGGAATAAAATGAACAATGATTTTAGCATGGATTTCATACTAGAGGCTATAGCTGAAGGCGAAAATCCTGAGGAATCTTTTAACACTGCCATTGCAGGTACGGAAAAGGTAGCTGAAGCAGCTACTCCAGCCGCTGCACCGGCAAAAGAGACAGAGACTCCAGAAACTCTAGAAGATACCGCAGAACGGGAAAAAATAGCTGAAGCAGAAGCCGAAGGTATAATCATAGCTCGTTCGTTTCACAGAGAACTACAGAAACTGAGTGTAGCCCCAGTAGCACCAACACCGCCAGATACGGGAGCAATTCCGCTTAATCCGGCTGTAGAGATGGCACGTGGAGCGCCTGCACAAAGAAATGTTGAAGCACAGTCAGCAGGTTTAGCAATTATTGATCAACTCACAGCAGCCAACAATGTTGGGGCTGGAGAGATTCATACCCCCGGACAAACACAACCGCTTGCAAAGATTGACCCTATGGAAGGGAATCCGCCCTTAGCGGCTGATATCGCCAAGGCTCAAGAAGTAGCAATGGTACCGGGACAGGAAGCTGTCAAGACAGGTGCTTACAATATTGTAGCATCCCTTTACAACAAATATTTTGGGGAGGGTGTGTAACATGAGTAAACTTTTAGAAACATATGAAAATATGGAAAAAGAAGCTGCAGAAAAGGTCATTAAAACTGAACGAGCTGAAGTTTTGGCCAAGTACGCATCTATTGCCGAAGAACTTATTTCTGAACAATACGAAGACGACCAATACAACGAACACGATGTTATCAAAGTTGCTGAATTCTTAATTGAAAGCGACCTTGATACTGAAGACGAAGTTGAGAAAGTTGCCGAATTGGAAGAAATGGGAAAACATATGGCAAATGGTTTTGTAAGACAACTTCAAGAACTTGAAGCATAAAACAAAGCTATAGAGAATAATGGTAACACCGGGGTAACCCGGTGATACCCCAGGAGAATTTTATGAAACTTACAGATTTTTTAGAAGATTCTGGTCTTCCAGAAGACAAAGAGACGGAACAACTAAGTTTAGTTGAAATGGAAAAAACAGCTGAACTGTTGGAAAGTATGTCCAAAGAAGATACCGTTATGGACGGTATAGCCAAGTTGGCAGTGTTGCTCGAAGTAACTGCTAAGCAAGAGGCTAAAAACAAAAATCTTGCTGATAAATAAATAAGATCAGATTCCCTATTAAGGGACAAGAATTAACTTCGACAGGAGGAGGCAATGGACAAGATAGATATCACTACACAAGGTGTTATGAAGACAGCTGCCTCTCATTTGCGAAAGTCTGGTGCTGAATTAAAACAACATAGAGAATTTATGGATAAGTATGCATTTGTAACTGAGATGATTGAAAGTCTTCCTAATGGGGAGATGTCTGGACCTGAGTTCATTAAGAAATTTTCTGAGTATATGAATACAGATATAGAGGAACTAAAAGTTTTAAGTAAAGCAATAGAAATAACAAAAACAGGTGAGTTCAAATTTGGTACTTTAAGCGACAAATTTGAAGACGATGGATCAACAAATCCATTGATTAGGTACTTGTTGGGCGAAGAATGATCTGCAATAACCAAAGAGGAGGAATTCCTATATGTTAGAAATACTAAGTGACCTAAACAGATCGAATCGTATGGTTAAGGTGGCCACTGATGGTGTTATCGCTAGCGGAGTTAACGGAACATGGGTAACCTTGAATGCTAGCGACGAAGCTGCATTTCCGACAGGTGCGACTAGACTTGCTTTCCCTATCTGGACAGAATCCAGGAGAGATGGTACAGTTGGTTGGACTCCGGATGTTGCTGCGTCAGGCAACAAAGTTACAATCATGGACAGTTATCTTAGAGCGCTTACTGACCAAGTCACTAGCTATGCTACGTTAGCTCTGGGAGACATGTTAACTGTCGGTACAGACGGTAAACTTGTGGTAACGACAGATGCAGCTGAAAAAGTTGCTATTGTAATGAAAAAACACGATTCTTTTGTGGGAGTAAGTACTACATTTACAAACTGCATAGAATTCACAACTGGAAGATAAAGGAGGCAAAACAATGGATTTAAATATTACAGGACAAGCCGTTAATGAACTTTTTCTACAGAAACTGAATTCGAAGGATGGACTTGAAAAAGTCGCAGAAGCTGGAGCAGCTTTCATCCGTCAAAAGATTCGCGAAGTTTCGTTCGCAAGAAAAATCATTAACCCGGAATATGTAACAAAATCAGATTGCCAACGTTCAATTAATTATGAAGGTTTGGTAAAAATAGTTGACATTGAACCAGATTCAAGTGCAACTATAATTAACTTCCGTGGCGCGCCCGATACAAAATATGTACAAGGCGATCGTTTCGAAATTCCGTTTTTCACTATCTCAACTAGTGATTTTCAGAAAACTGAAGAAGAACTATTATCTTACGAAATGCCACTGACGGAAATAATCGAAAAGAACTCTATCAAAGATATACAAGAACAAGAAGATACTGCATGGATGACAAAATTCGACGCAGCTATCGCTTTAGATACCGCTAACCAATCAATCGCAGAATCATTCGATACTGACGGTTCGATTTTAAGGCTATCTTTTGTTAAATTGTTTAATATGCTTGATGGAAATTCACTAAAAGCTGATACAGTGCTGATGAACAGTGAAATGTTTAACAGATTAATGCTTTATCCTGCTACAAATGTGGGTAGTTCAATCGGTGCCGAAACTGCAATCAACGGATATACTTACTCTAAGATTTTTGGTCGTAAATTGATCGTAACTAACAAGACAGGACTTGTTGGAGACGTTGTTTATGGCTTTGCATCTCAAGAGTACTTAGGTAAATATTATATTCTAAACGATCTTAAATTTCATGTTAAGAAAGAAAAGAATATCATTACCTGGGGCGCGTATGAGTCTATTGGTGGTGGAATCGGAAATACTAAAAGTGTTGTCAAAATGACATTAAGCTAATAGTAATTTAGGTTAAATCGAAATAAAGAAGGGGGCTTTTGCCCCCTTTTTTAGTTTATAAAAAACTATTTGACAATTCGATAAAAATGTAGTATATTATGACATGACGAGTCTACCAAAGAAAACACAAAACAACAACTATGTAGGCATAATTTATATGGCTACTTGCAAACTTGATGATAGAAAGTATGTTGGATTGACTACAAGAACGTTGAAGAAAAGAAAAGCCGAGCACATTGAATCTGCGTTATACAAACACAGTCCTTGTTATTTTCATGGAGCCATACGAAAGTATGGTGTTAAGAGTTTTTCGTGGAAAGTTATAGCAAAAAGAAAAACTTTAGAAGGATTGGCCAATGCAGAAATTAAGTATATAGATAAATATGCCGCCTTCGACGCTGGATTTAACAGCACCCCGGGTGGGGAGCTTGGTGGAGAAAATTAAACAAAGGGTTATAATAAAATGAAATATTTTACAAAAGAAGCAATTTTTGGAATTCCAAAAGATGATGTTCAAAGAGTGATGACTCATTATGGAGTATCACAAGAAGAAGCCATAGCTAAAATTAAGAAAGAAGGGATTGAAAAGTTATTACCACAAAGAGGCAGTAACAGGAGATACTAATGGCAGTACCAGCAGCTGATCAACAATATGTAGATCGTTTAAGAAGATTTATAAAAGATGAAGAGGCCATAAATACTTTACTAGAAGCTGAAGAAAATACTGATGAGTTTTTATACGAGTGCTTAGAAGATGCTATCCAAGAGATTAATTGGAAATATATGCCAACAACTGAGTATGTATTTTCTGACATTTCCTTTACTGGGAATTCTGGATTACCTTGGATCATAGCAAAAAATGGTGCTGTTTTAAAATTCCTAACAGGCGCGGGAATTCATTCCGCACGTAATACTTTTAGTTATAGCGATGGCTCCGGAATACAGGTTACAGACACAGATACCTGGGGTCGTTACATCAATTTTTTCAATGTTTTGAAAAGTACTTATGAAACTATGGCCAAGAGTTTTAAACTAAAGAAGAATATTGAAGATTGTTATGGAGGAGTTGCGTCTCAATATGACACGCTATCATAAATGATTACTATAGAAAGCTTGACTGTTAGAAGTTATGATATAAAAACTGCTATATTAGAATGGGAATACGCGGAAGCTAGTCCCAGCTTTGCCGGAATAACCCTAGAAATATATAGATCAGAGACTCCGGAACCGTCCACCATGTTTAGTGGAATAGAAATCGCCCTGCCCCCAACTACTCAGATATATCAAGACACAAGCATTATCGGATTAAATTCTTACCAATTTCATGATTGGTACTACAAAATTAAAGTCATCGATGCCAACACCCCCGGCACTGTTTCTTGGAGTGACCCGGCCAGACTTGAATTACCGCAGGACGCAAGAACCAAGATAATGATTAAGCAGAAGAGTGTTGGTATTAAGAAGTTTGGTATTAAGGTTAAAATCCTTAAAAAACGTGTATCACAGGGAACGCAATGCTCTTGTTGGGATGAGACTTTACAACGATCTATAACGGATGATTGTCCCTATTGCAACGGAACAGGCATAATGACCACCGGTGGGTACTATGATTCTATCGAAGTAAATGCGGCAATGAACACAAACCCTGCCCAAAATCAAATAACTCCTTTCGGTGTTTGGCAACAACAAGACACCTTGATGGATATTCTGAATTACCCCACGGTACACCCAGATGACGTGGTTGTGGATCAACTGAATAAGCGGTACAAAATAAAACAAGTAGCTCCGTTTGAAAAAGGACAAACATTAATATCACAGAGATGTATATTATCTCTACAAGAAAGATCAAGTCAAGTGTATGATATAGAGGTAGGTCCGTAGGCAAGAGATCATGGGATATGGAACGCCTGACTGGGATGCAACAAATACGGCACTAGCGCTATTATAAAACACTCCCCAACATATAAAAGGAGAATTAAAATGAATGATTTTTTTAACAATGACATGAACCGCTTAGCATGGGATAGACACAACAAGATGCATTATTTCTTTGTCTTACTTATTACTGCAATTCCAGTTATCCCTTGGTGGATCGGAATAGCTATTATGGCACTATGGGAAATAGGTGATGGTTTTAAGCCGTGGTGGCAAACATATGAACCTACTGGGCATAAACTGTGGGATTGGTTTAGACGGGAGTGTTTATATTCAAATAAGTTTAGTTTACAAGACTTTTTTGTTTGGAACATAGCAGGATTTGGTTGGGGTATGTTAATTCGGACCATACTACTCTTAATATTATAAAATAATTTTTTTACCAATAATGAAATTCTTTAAAAGAAATAAAAGTTATGCTCCCGGTCTGCCGGACAGGCGAATAACTTCTCCAATCCCCACTGAAGAGGATGTACAGCGGGAGTTTTCGGTGCAAGAGCATAATGCTAACCGGGCTGGAAAACACTATGATCTTAGACTTGGTGACCCCAAGTCTAAGATAGCTTATTCCTGGGCACTCAGATATTGGCCCGAACCGGGGGAAAAGAGATTGGCTATTAGACAACCTGATCATACTGTCTCATATATGGACTGGGGTGGTACTATCAAAGCTGGGTATGGCGCTGGAAAAGTGCGAGTTATAAAACGTGGTATTACCAAGATTATCAATTCTTCGGAAAACAAGATTAACTTTGAAGCAGAAGGTTCGAGGTATACACTGATTAGAACTTCAGTTAACAAATGGATTTTGCTTAATAGAGCCTAATCTTATAATATAAATGCAATACTTCTTGACAAAATCGAAAAAATGCCTTATATTATATTAAAATGCTGAATCTTAAATTTAAAATTAAGGAAAAGATGGATTCACAAATTGACAATGAGCAGGTGATAGAAAAAATTCACGCTGAAGTCGAGGGGATCTCAGAAGAGCGTGAAACGATCTTTGAAATGGGGGGTAAACGTTTTGCAGCTGATACAAGCTCCTCGAAGACGCTAAAGGGATATCTGTTCCCGACATTGGTTGAACAGGTAAATGCACCCAACGTAAGTAATGAAAAAACGGTAAAAGATTTGTTAGTAAAGGAAAGTACGACTGAGAATATAATTAATGAACAACTTTAATCTTGATATAAAAAAGGTCTTTCTTACTTTTGCCCAGGCACTGTTTGCTGAACACAGCGAATATACTTGGAATAAAGATATAGTTGAAACGAAAGTTTTGATTGTAGATTCTCATGTATTACATCTAAAAGCCATTGAAAAAAAGAAATCGATAGTCTTATCTCGAGGTTCTTATGGTTGGCAACACACAACTCTTGGTCAAGTAGGTGAGATATCAGATCAAACTATGGCACAACGAATGGTTGGTATAACTCCTTACACGGATTTGTTGTCCGGGTCAGTAGTATTTAATTGCCTATGTCAAAATGGGCTAGTCGCCGAAGATATGGCTCATACACTTTTTACGTCGCTGTCGGGATTTAAAAAACAGCTTTTAAAGAATGGGGTACACAAGATAACAGACATTGCTATGGGTGAAGAAACACTTTTAAAGACAGACAGCTCTATTGAGCTATACGCTGTTCCAATATCTATAAGATTTTTGATGCAGAAGTCTATTACAAATGCCCCAACAAACTTTGATCCTTTTGTAGTTACGGATCAAAACGCCGTTATATATATTGAAGGCAGTGACTTCACGGTAACTACGGATGGGATAGTGTTTAATACGGCCCCAATAACAGGAACAACATTATCGATAACTTACAAAAACGCACTAACTTTGGAAGAAGTTACTGAGGACTTGACTGGGACAGTAGATGGTGAAAATACTACCTTCACTTATAGTGAACCGGCTTATTACTACTACCCATTGTTGAGTGGAATAGAAACAACCTTTTCGGGAATTGCTTGGTAAAATGGAAAAATACGCAGAAATTAAAATGAATGCTTTTTATAATGAGCTTGAAAAGCTCGGCGGTCTTTGGACGGCCTTAGGAAAAGGTGCTTTCAAACTTACTACAAAGTATATACCCAAACTCTTAAAAGCAACCGGAAAAGCAGTAACAGGTAAGGCTGCAAAAGGAGTAGGTGCTTTAGAACAAGCTGGTAATTTTTTAGGAAGAACAGCTAAAGGCGGGCAGTCTGTACATGCTGGTAAAACAGTTGGTAAGATTATGGGAGAAGGTATTGAACGGGCAGCAAAAACACATGGACCACATGCAACCGGTATCATGCCAAAGGTTGATTTAAAGAATATGGTAACTGAAAGAGCTTTTGGAAAGAAAAAGTTTTTAAAAAACGATATGTGGAAGACTCTACAACGTCCAAGTACCGCAAGCATGGGTACCCCTAAGTACACAACACGTCTTACAAAACACCCGATAACGTGGACTAAGGAACATGGTAAGAAAATGATGGGAGAGGTGGCAACTGGAATGAATACCATAAACCAAAAAAAGCTACCATACTATTTCAAAAATCAAGCAAGACGTGCACAAATAAGGCCAGGAAAGGCGGATCCAACCAGGATGTACAAGAGATCACCATTAGGGAGAGCATCTGGACTAGCTAGTGACACCGCCTTAGGCATGGGAGCTTCATTCTTTGCCCTAGATACTGCTCTTGGTGGAGCTAAAGATGAGAATGGAAATAAAAAAAGTTTAATTGGTAGGGTGGGGGGATCACTCGCATCTGGAGCCGCTTGGGCCTTTGCCCCAGTAACAATGGGAACAGGTTTAATGGCTGGAATGGCGGGAAATGCCGCGGTCGGAGCAACCAAAAAACTAAAGAAAAAAAAGAAACAAGAAGAAATTACATAAATTTATGGTAACAAAATGAAAATAAAAAATTATAAGGAGGGAAGCAAATGGCATATTCAAAACCTGGAGTAACGGCAGAACAGGTACAAACTACTGTTTCACCAAATTTGGAGCCTCCAAGCCTAAGCGCATGTACAATAGGAGTAGGCTACTCAGTTGTAGATACTCTTGATAATGTAGATGTTTATACAGATGATACTTTTGCGACGGTTCAAACGTACAGTGGAATTGGAGTAACTGCTTATCTAAATCTAGCAGACGATGCTACTTTAGAGGCAGATTCTGTCTATGTAGATATTTTAACAAACGAAGGTGTGTGGAAACACATAAGCTCAGACGAATATACAGCTAATGGTGCTGCGGCAACTGTAGCAATAGTAAGTGGTTTGGCCAGCGCATATGAGTCTGGTAAAATCAGAATAGGTTACAGAGCTTCATTATCAGGCCTGGACAATTTTTTAACATTCAGCTCAGTGCAGGATGTTGAGGATAGAATAGGAAAAGCTGTATCATACAATCCACTAGCTTATGGGCTAAAACAGGCACTGGCCAATGCGGGAACTACCGTTAATGCCTATGGCTTACCTTTAGCCGAAGTAGATGATCATACGAAGGCCTTAGCCGAACTTCAGTTACACGAAGTATATGCACTAGCGCCGTTAACAAGCTTGATGACGCAAGTTACTACGTATGCTACACACGTAGATGCTATGAGTGCTGCTGCTGGTAAAAAAGAACGTATTGTATTTGCAAGTCCTAAATGGACATGGAGAGACGATGATAATGCGGAAACATCAATACCAGCAAACTTCAACAAAGCCAATACTGTCGCCAGTTTAGCTACTGTAGCTCTTGGAGTCGGGAAACGAAGAGTTTTCTTAGTTAACCCTGACGTAGTGTATGTTACTGAAAAAAGACCTATAGCTACTGTTAAACAATCATATATCGATAAGGTATATACAGAAGCTGATGGCTTAGGACTTTACGCAAGATTTACAGAAACTTGGGCGTACAAAGTTGGAACAACGGACGAAAAAACTTATTACTCAGGAGACAACATTACAGATGCTATCTGGACAAAATTGATGGATAATACCTATGGGTATTCAAGTCAGTCTATGACAGTTAAAGTACCAGTCCCCGGGTATTATATGGCATCAGGATTAGCTGGTATGGTTTCTGGTCAAAGACCTGAACAAGGCTTTACCAATTTAGCAATAGCCGGTGATTTTAGCGAACTTAAATGGTCCGGAGACTATTTCACAGAAAGTCAGCTTAATACGCTTGCTGGTGGTGGAAACTGGGTAATGTGGCAGGCTAATACATCGTCTGGTATTGTGAGTAGACATCAGCTCTCAACAAACAGAACTAATGTTGAAACACAAGAACTTAATATTACAAAATCAGTAGATTTTGTAGCTAAGACGATTCGGGCCGCGGTCCTGCCTTACATAGGAAAATTTAATATTACTCCAGCCTTCCTAAAAATGATCAAAACGGTTGTTGTTGGGAACGGAACTTTTCTGAAAAGAGAGAAGTATATTAATGACCTAGTTGTAAACAAAGTGGAACAGGATACGGTGAGTTTAGATACGGTGTTGATTACTCTCAGTGTATCTGTACAATATCCTGTTAATTATATTAAAATAACATTGCAATTCTAACGGGAGGTAAATAGATATGGCAAAAACGATAGGTAGTTGGGATTTTAAAGAAAAGCATGTCGACCCAACCGTTGTAGATAATAGCTTTGTTTCTAGTGAGTCCGCAGTAATTTGCGTGGTTCCTAAGACAAAAAGTGGTAGTGTAACTGATTGGATTCCTGTTGGACTGGTAGAGAATTTTACTTTACAGCAAAGAAAACAATTAATGGAATTATACGAAATTGGTTCTAAAGAACAATTTCAAGTTCCAGGTAAAACTACTAAACGTCTTAGTTTTACTAGGGTATTATTTAACGGTAGTTCCTTAATGAAGGCTATTTCCGGACAAAATGGAGTAACACCTACTTTTGGCGGAGTGGACGATCCGGGTGGAAAAGAAACAAGTTCTTTTTACATCAACTTAGCATCAAGCTACTTTGATAATCCTATAGACATTGGTTTGGTTTTTCATGATCAATCCGATAATGAGTATGGAGCTATGGCCATGGTGGGCTGTTATATAGAATCCCACACTATGACACTGGCTGCGCAACAGACAGTTGTTATGGAAAGTGTTTCTATGACCTGTAACAAGGTCGTACCTGCTGTGTATGGGGCTGATTAAGCAATACCTAAATAAATAGGTAAAAAGAGATAAGTAGAAAAAAGGGAGCCTATGTTAGGGCTCCCTTTACTATTTTATCTAATTCTTTTCTAGTTTCTTCTAAAGATTGGCCCGTGTCTATATACACATCCCCAGGCAAGGCTTCGATATCAACTTCACTTCTGTGGGCCATGGCTTTTTTATCAACCTTACCATACAGCTCAATCAGCCTTTGTTCTCTAACACTGGTAGCTATATCCAACTTAATTGAATAAAAATCAGCGTCAGATAAAGCTTCGAGTTCATTTTTAAATCTCAGGTCGTCTACCACGTAGTGTAGGTCTGGATTTTCTGCCACCCTTGCTAATAAGATTTTGATCCATATTTCATCATCTACCTGTCTACCGCCCTCAGTTCCCAAGTATTGTAATCTTAGTCTGGGTTTTGGTAACTCGTTCGGAATGCATTTTTTGGTATGTTTTATATAACCAATGAGATCTTGTATCTGGTCTTCTTTTAGAAACTTTTTTGTGTATTGGTGTAAATGCTTATAATAGAGATCCCGAGGATCCCCAGTTTCCATTTCATTTACTATCCAATAAATGGGCCCCGCTAAACTAATTCTAGTAAAACCGTAGTTTTCAACCAGGTATTTACTACAAGTAGTTTTGCCAGAACCCATTGTACCTATTATGGCAATGTTCATTTTAGTTACTGATTACAGGATGTATCTAGATAGATCCTCATTTTTGATCAAGCCCTTTAGAGCTTTATCTACATGAGCCGAATCAATTTTTATGACTTGTTCACCGCTAGGTGCGTTGAACATAATATCATCCAGGATCTGGGTCATGATGGTATGTAAGCGTCTTGCCCCGATGTTGTTTGTTTTGTCGTTGGCAGAGGTTGCATATTCAGCCATTTTTTGTATAGCTCCATCAGTAAACTTAAGGTCTACATCTTCTGTTGCTAACAAGGCTTTATATTGTTTTAACAGTGCGTTTTCTGGAGTAGTTAAGATCTTAACAAAATCTTCGGTTGTTAAATTTTTCAATTCAACACGGATCGGGAATCGTCCTTGCAATTCAGGGATCATGTCCGAAGGTTTACTAACATGGAAGGCGCCAGAAGCTATAAATAGGATATGATCAGTTTTAATGAATCCATATTTAGTTTTCACAGTGGAACCTTCTACAATAGGAAGCAGATCTCGTTGGACACCTTCCCTGCTTACATCAATTCCTGAATGATTGTGATTTCCAACAATTTTATCAATTTCATCAATGAATACTATTCCTTCTGTTTGTACGCGACTAACAGCTTCTTCAACTATCTTATCTTCGTCTAGCATTGCACCAACTTCTTCTTTGACAATGATTTCTTTCATGTCGCCGATTTTCATGGTTTTATGTTTAGATTCTCTCTTACCGGCTTTCTTGAGCATGTTCATTAAAGCATCCATAGGGTCGGTACCACTGAGCATTTGTACACCATCTGTGGGTGGTTTAGCTGTACTTTCTACCAATATTCCAATATTAACATCATCAAACTCATGATTCTTTACACGATCAAGTAATTTTTTTCTATTTGCATTAAAAATTATTTTTTCAACACAAGTCATGCCTATTGACCCTTCTTCTGGCATTAACAGATCCATGTATCGTTCTTCAACTATTTCTGGTGCACCATTTTCTAGCAGCTGCTCATGTTCTTTTGTTACCAATTCTATGCTCATTAGCATCAGGTCACGAATGATGGATTCTACATCGCGTCCGACATAACCGACCTCGGTAAATTTACTTGCTTCAACCTTAATGAAAGGTGATTGTGCCAAAGTAGCCAAGCGGCGGGCGATCTCTGTTTTACCTACGCCGGTCGGACCTATCATAATTATGTTGTTTGGCATGATCTCATCACGCATAGGTTTCTTAGCTTTTAGTCTTCTCCAGCGATTGCGCAATGCAATGGCTACAGAACGTTTAGCGTCATCCTGCCCGATCACATAATTGTCTAATTCTTTAACAATTTCAACAGGTGTTAATTGATTCTTGTTCATCCTAACTCCAATACTGTAATGTTAGTGTTTGTATAAATACATATCGAACTGGCTATTTCCAAACTCTTTTGAGCTATCTCAGCAGCGCTCAGTTCGGTGTTTGCCACCAAACCCCGTGCCGCCGCCAGTGCATATGGACCACCCGATCCGATAGCATATAGGTCATCATCAGAATCGATGACATCACCACTACCGCTTA